GTCGAACAGCTAAATAACGAATAAAAGACCGTAGGGCATCGCTGCCTTGCGGTCGATTTTTTTATTTATCCTTATCTTTTATTCCCGCCAAGAACTCGCTAACTGCGTCCTTAACTCGCGTCATCGGCGTACTAACCTCGTCGAGTATTATTCCGACAAAGGACATCAACGAATGGTGCGCTTCATTCGTATGATTAATGTATTTCAGCACGCCTCGCAGTTCACGCATTTGCTGCTCGCTTAATTGTCCGTCTAAATATTCCTTCATATAGCGATTTACAAATTCAACGTTCTTCATAGCGATATTCAGTAAAATCGCAACTGTGCGAGATGGCGTACAATCCATCGCATAGCTGAGTACCGCAATCGAATCGTACACACCTTGCGTAAACCTAACCGATACTCGCTGATTGATACCTTTATCGCGTCTACTTATATTCTTATTCGCGGAATTTCCGAAATAGAGCGTATTCGAAAGCCGTATATCTCGCTTAAAGTACTGCGATAAATGTTCGATGATCCTCTTATCGTAAACTACGTAACTGCATAATTCCGCACAGACGTCTTTGACCGGAGTATAGGTGATATAGGACAAGCGATAAATTGCGTCCTTAAGTTCGAGCTTGATGACAGGGCGTACCTCACGTTTTTTATCTGACCGAACCTTTCTAGCGCTTCCCTTTTTAATTTTTCTCGCCTCCCAAAGCCGATTTAAGTTTGCGACACATTTGTAATGTCGCGGGCTTATTTTATACAACGTATGAGATATCGAGGTTGTCCTAGTACAAAATCGTACCTCTTCCCCGATGTTTAGTCGCGGACTTATTTGTATATACTGATGATTGGGGAGGAGGTATAAAGATGTATAACGGAGAGAAATTGAAGAAGATAGCAGAGGACGTTCGAAAGCAAACGGAGAAGTACAATTTACCTACGACTCCTAAACGAAAGAAGAAAAAGAAAAAGCCCGAGTAGACGTAGCGTTGTCCACTCGGTTTTATTTTGCTCAAATTTTTTAGTTATTTATATTTTTCAATCGCCTTAATTCCATCTAATACAGCACTAATAAATTCTTTATTTTCAGCGTAATAACCACTAAGGTAATTAAGAAGTCGCGCAGACTCCCGATCGTCTAAAGTAGATATTAACTCTAAAAATTCTTCTTTATCCATGTATTGTCACTCCTTTTTAACGGAATTTATTATCGTTTATTCAGTCGTGGAGACGTACTTGTTCGCCACTGCTCGCAATTCCTCGTCCAATCTACCTTCAAACGGAATCACCGTCTCGCTCGTAAGATAAACGTTAGCATCTCGCGTAAGATCAACGACTTTAACGATATCGCCGGTGCTTTCCGCATTTTCTAACGCCAGATATACGCGGAATAGACCAACGCTGTGTTTTTCCGTATATAGTTCGCCTTTTTCAATAAGCATTATGCGTCACCTTCAATATTATCGTGTGATTTTGTGCCGAAAATGAGACGATTTTTCGATATTTGTTTAGAGTTATTAATTCCATCTAATCGAGATTTTAATTCCTTCACATCGTTCTCTAGCGATACAATTAATTCTATTAAATCCTCAACCATCATACCCTCAGAAATGTACATATCCATTAATTCTTTGCTTCTGCTCACGGTACACCCTCCTTATGAACGTCATTCTCCCGGATTATCTACTATCCGTTTTCCACCGAATCCTAGCTTTTGTTTCGGCTTCACTTCCTTGACAACTGGACTACTTACGGCAAGTTGCGCAAGTGATTCGTCAAACAAGCGTTTAACCCTAACGTCAAACCGTTCCTCTTCTTTATTCCGCATATACGATCGTGCAGCCATCTTAAAAAATGTTGCTCGCTGCATACCACTTGCTTGCATTTCTTCGATTATGTCTACGTCTGCTTCCGTTAGTACGACCTCAATTCGTATCTTCGTCAACAGTAGTCACCTCATTTATTAATCCGTATTTATAATAACCGCGCACATTTGCCGTTTCGCTATTGTGCACAAAGTGCGCTATTTTGATTACTCGCGTAAATTCGTCTTTAATAAGAAGATTCGCAGTTCCGCCAGTTACGTATATCTTGCGCATACTGGACATTGCTTTAAACGTAGACTTAACCGATTGAGCGATATTGCGAGTATATAATTTACGTTCTTTCATAATAATATCGGTAAAATCAAGCGTCTCGCGACCGTTTGGCGACCACGTATATACTTCCTTATCATTGCCGTCGCGAACGATTTGCTCAACCTCATGCTCCGAGATTTTGTAGCCTTTATCGATGATTCGGTTGCGAATCTCCGTGAATAACGAATATGACCCGTCCTCTAGTTGCACGCGGTTTTTCGTATCAAGATTCATCTTATCAAAAGCGTTGATAATAACCGTACCGCCTCCGACGTCAACTACGCCTACATATCCGTCCTCAATATCGTTATCTTCTTTAATATTGCCTAGCGCATCAACCATCGCATCGACTGCCGTGCCGACTGGCTGCATAAGAATATCAACAGAACGTACATGAACGTAATGATCTACGCCGTCGATAGAGGCGCTATGTACGCCGATTAATGCGTTTCGAATATGCTTAATCGTTTCATCATCGTCATAATCGTCTGTTGGTACGCCTGTTACTACGGCCACATCGATAGTATTACTAGTAGATTCTTTAAAGTCGCTCGCCAATTCAGCAAGTGCTAAATCCGCCAATACTTTAAATTCAAGCGTATCGTATCGTCTATTGAAGTCTAATGTATCCGTAACACGCTTACGGCTAACGTCTAATCCAGTTCCCCAAACGTAGGTAAAGTCTGCGTCACGTCCACTGACATAGTCATGCGTTGTCTGTTCCTTATCTTTTTTAACTAACGCAAGCACGTCACGCTTTCCGTATTCTGCAGCGTTTACAAAGTAACTAGGTAGGACTTTCGTAGCTTTTTCGCTCATTAATTTTACTTGACGGTTCCCTAAATCTAACGCAAATAATTGCATTTAATCGCCTCCGATTTGTTTTATACCGTAATTATACCACACATTTACCGTAATGCAACACTTTCTGAAAATTTTACCGTAATTGATTCCGTATAATTTACCGTAATTTTAAAATTTCCATAAAATAACGCCACCTCATTTCGAGATAGCGCGGCTGTGGATAAATGAATTTTATGCTTGCATTTCCGTTTTTTGCAGTGTAAAGTTGTGGATAACAAAACAAATGAACGGAAATAGAAAAAGCCGGCGTGTGAATAAGTGCGACCAACACTTACCACCGTCAACCGCGAACGAGACTCGCGACCAACACTTTACCGACTTTTTTCGTTTACATATATAATATAGACATTGTATCATCTATTTATGTGTATGTAAAGCGAATTTAAGTAAAATAAAGCGTCTGTGTCGTAAGTAAATTGCGATATAGGCGCTTTTTCGTTTTTCCTAACGGAGGATAACGGCTATGAGACTATTAAACACGGAATCTACTTACGCTTTACTACAACCATTCGAATCAATCGAGCAGCTAAACGCTAATACGAAAAAGATCCGCCAGCAATTCGGCAAGCAACTGACGAAGGCGACTCGCGAGGTATTGGACGTGCTACATCGCTATGCATCTAAATATTACGGCTTGTGCTACTTATCAAAATCGAAGATTGCGGACATGCTCGGCATTAGTAGACGTACTGTGATCCGCGCTTGCGATTTACTGGAATCGCTTGGCATTATCGTACAATACGAATTAATGCGCCATAATGGTGATAAACGCCAATCGTCGAATGCAATCGTATTCTTATCGCAAGTTTCAGCGCGAGAAGCGTTCGTAGAAGTAAACGAAGTCGTGTCGGATAATATGCATAGTAACAGCGATGTCACACCAGAATGTCACGCCAAAGACGCTCTTTGCGATACTCCTCAAAAAGACTTAAATAATACATATGACACAGGAGAGCGCGCTACGCTTATTAAGAACGGGCTAGTAAGCAAATTACCGAAAACACTAAAATACGCATTGGCTCCGTTCTTTGACGCAGAAGAATTATACGAAATAGTAGGCGTAGTTTATAAGGCAAAAGCATCTGTTGATCGCGATATTAAGATTGAGGACCACGAAGAAACGTTCCGCGAGACTATTTTGAGCGTAATGAATGCGTTTAAGCGAGGAAAAGCGAAGTCATTGCCTGCGGTACTTTATCGCGCAATTCAAACAGCGACAAGCAGTATCGTTTACAAATCTCGTAGGGAAAGTCTTGGTGACTTTTATACGTTCTTACAATAAAAAAGACGCCTTAATTGGCGCCTATTATTTTGTCATTGCCGGATGCTCCCAATAGTCGTCTGCGATATCCGGTAGATTTTTGTAATTAAAGTTATCGAAATTAATCTTATCGATAACGGCACGACTAACGCTAATGCTCATTACTTTGTCGTCCGATTTATTTCCGTATTGGTCCGTAAGTGTCGATATAACGTTTACGTCAACGGATTTAAGTTCGGCAACGTTTTTAAGTTCTTTTAGCAATTTCGTAGTCGATGTAAGCGTCTTATTTCTCATTAAACCTGGAGTATGATCGCTTTTAACCTTGATTACAGCAACGTTTACTCCGTCCATATACTCGACACTTAAAAGTTCATCTTCGCCGTATATATCTTTAGCGGAATCGGTGATTATTTCTTTATCGCTACGTTTAGCAAGGCGTTCTTTTTCCGCAGCTTCGGCTTTTGCCAAACGTTCATTTACGGCTGCAGATTGTTTTTTAGCTTCTTCAGCTTTTTCTTCCCATTTCGCTTTGTCGGCGGCTTTTTCTTCGGCTTTCTGTTCTTCTAATTTATCGCTCAATCCGGTAAACTCCGAAATCTTTCCGAAAATGAACATTGCGACGAATACTATTCCGATCCATTTCCAAACTGTCTTACTCTTATACCAAGGGTTTTTTGCGTTCATGCGATTACCTCCGTTTATTCGTTATTTTCATCATCTGTTACATAAACAAGAACGTCGTCTAGCGTGTGTTTAGCTCCTGTTAATCTTTCGAGCGCCGGAATTATGCGGTCTATCATCTCAATATTAACTCTCTTAACAGTGCCATGACATAACTGATGAATTGTTGCCGCCCTAGTGTTAGATTCCTCCGCTAATTGAATCTGTTGAATATCGTATTTATGTAATGTCTTTGCTAATGTAAATCGTACTGCCAACAATCAACAGCTCCTTTGTTTACTAGTTATGTATCAGATATATTCTAATTCCAGTTTATACATCGAATTTCCTCCGTTACATTTATTTACCTTATATACGTATATTTTACGATATAGTTCGTAGGTAATTTGGATTATTTTATAGTTTTTTATTGATTCTGTCCCAAAAAAATAAAATCAGGTCTGCTATGTATTGTAAGGAGGTGCTTAAGGTGCCCGAAACCAAACTAGTAAGTATCGAATCACAAACGGAACAATCGTTATTATCCGGAAAATCAGAAACGCGAATCTTCGTAAAAATGTACGTTGATGCCGTTCGTACAGGATTAATCGCAGATATGGGCGCTAAGAATTGGACGACACTTTGCGTTATCGCTTCGTATATGAACGAAAAGGGCGAATGTTATCCTACACAAACGCAGATAGCGAGAGGGCTTGGTGTAAGTAGACAAACAGCCAGCAAATATATTAACGACTTATTGGCGTACAGATGGCAGGGACAGGCGGTCGTAGAAGTAGTTAAGGCTCGCGATAAAGGACGCTTTGACAACTCAAGATATACCGTCAAATCCGTTAGCAGCCTTGAAATATTTAACCATGTCAAGGAGTACTGACACCGTAACCACCGACACCGTACGTGTTTACACTAAGAAGAACTATCTTTAACAAGAACCATTATTAACAAGATTAAATATATTACCGAGTCTTTATGCTAACGCATAAATCCTCTATGTCGCTATCGCTCCATATCTGATATTGATTCAACGATAATATCGTAATTTAAAATCATATCGCCAATATAACAAGGAGGACTTATCCGAATGATAAATGTTACACGAAATCAATCGTATATACAACAAACCCGCTGCGACCATGTTTTCAGCTTTGTATCGCAAGATGGCGTCCATATCTTCAAATGCGAATTATGTGGCGCTGAGCATCAGTTCACTGGCGATAACAAGACGGAAGCACACGAAGCATAGCGCCTTCATTTAGCCTTTATAAACGAGGCTAATAACGGCTTTAAATCGCAAGTCGGCGTATTTATCATCTAAAGCGTTTCGACGCTAAATCAAACGGAATTACAAGGAGGAATAAACGGAATGAAAACTACAGCAGAAAGAATACGTGAATGGGAGCAAGAGAACGGTGAGAGTTTCGTAGATTATTTCGAATCAAACTTAAAAGCTAGCACATTTATGACGTGGTGCTACGGTAAAGGGTATCTGTCAAGCGGACAATACAACGAATGGTTAGCGTTATACGTCGCTAAGGACTTTGAAGCCGACTGTGCGAATTATTTCGTAAGTAGTTACGGTAACGGCAATACGTGGGCAGTCGTGCAGTATGACGAAACTTGCGATGAGAGCTTCGAACAATCATACGACAGAGAGTGCGAAATATTAGGCGAATTTATCAATGCTATAGACGTGTATAAAGAACGTTTTGAGAAGTTTATATCGGAAGGGGAATCGCAATTATGACGCTAAACATCGAAATCAGCGCCAAATACCGCATCACATCCGACAGCACGCAAATCATCGTACAACGTAAGCATCTCGTTGATCCAACGTTATCGCCCGCATTTGACTCAGGTAAACATTCGTCAGAAACGCGCGAGGAATGGCGCAATTGGAAGTATTGCGGAAAAGTAACGCAAGCTATCGAAATAATCGCAAGGCAGAACGTGTTTGAATCTGACGCAACGAGTCTCGAACAGTTGCGCAATGAAATCGCTTTGTTTAGACGGGAGATTAGGCGTGCAATGGGCGAAGATAACTAAATGTAAGGCGTGTGGTTAGAACGGCTGAATCAACGGTAAAATTAAGCGAAATGGAAGGAGCGATATTTTGAACGAGAAACAACAAAAAGAATTCGATGAATTAACGGAAATGTACGTATATGCATTACATTGCATGAATCTATTTATCGAAAATAACGACTTGGACTACAACGAGATTTGGGACTTAGCGAATCAAGCATATGACGAAGATTTACGTATTTGCAACGCAGATAACTAATAGAACGGAGGAATTGACGCATGACTAACGCAAAGGTGAAAGTATCGAAAGAGGTTGCGGAGGCTATTGAGTTTTTGAAGAGTGGAACATGTCAAATAGGACCGTTATGCGCTTTCTTAGACAACGAGAAAGTTTCATCACATCCGAAGCATCGTAAGATATTTTTGGAGCTAACGAAGGAAGAAGCAATAGATGCTATATTTTTCGGATATGAAATCGAACAGACTCCGGCCGAGAAAGTTGCCGAACAATATCGAAATCTTAGCGAATTATTTGCTAAGTTCAGGTATAAAAGTGATTTAGCCGCAATGCAAGCCATCGAATTTGTCGCAGAAGCCTACGGACTAAAAATCGAAGGAGTGACGGAGTAATGACGAAAGTAAACGAAATGGATTATTTAATCGGCGAAGTTATCACGGATATTGAACGCATAGGTAACGATGAACTATATTTCACGTTAGAAAACGGACGTAAATATCGTATGTTCCACTATCAAGATTGCTGTGAATCGGTATACATCGAAGATATTATCGGTGAATTAGACGATTTGATCGGAACTCCCGTAACAATGGCGGAAGAAGTAACAGAATCAGGAACATCTAAGGACGATTGGGACAAGCCACATACTTGGACGTTCTATAAATTTGCCACAGCGAAAGGGTACGTAACTATTCGTTGGTACGGAACATCTAACGGCTATTATTCCGAATCAGTTGATGTCGAGGAGGTTTCCGAATGAACGCAGAACAACTGAACGCAATCAAAGAGCGCGCAGCAAAGGCGACGCCTGGTCCGTGGAGGTCTGCAGGACTTTACGGTGTACGGACGCAGAATGACGAAGCATTATCGATACCATTACGTCCAGAAGACGCGACATTCCTCGCAAACGCTCGCGAAGATGTGCCAGCACTAGTTTCGGAGATTGAGCGATTACGCGCTGAACTGGCGGACATAATCGCAGTCGCAACGGAAGAAGCGTCTAGTTTATCGTACGAAAGTGGCTACGAGGATATAGTAACAATCGCAAGGACAGCGTTAGGTAATCTGTAAATCAATCGCAACTAACTCGGAATATAAAACGAATACTATTGACGAAAGGAGGCGCTATCTAATGGCGAAGAAAGCAACGCACTATAGCGATACACCAATCGAAAAATGGAACGCAGCACACTTTCAAGCATATCTGGCGGACGAACACGTCAAGCATTACGGAATCCAATACGCAAGCGCCGGCGGTAAATTAGCAGAGCGAACTTTAATCGCTAAATATATCGGAACAGCTCGCAAGCCTGGCACGTACAGTAAAGAAACGTTAAAAGCGTTCATCGACGCATGTTTCACGCAATATAAGCCTACGCAAAAATTTCCCGGAATTAGCTTCTGGTTTATGACGCAATATATGACGCGATTGTTGCAGCAGGCGGAATTGGCGAGTAAGAAGGCGGAGGCTGAGTGTGAGGCGAACGAGGATTTATCGGAGGTGGCGGATTGGATATGACGAGCGATACTAAAGAAGTACCTAAACACATACGAAAAGTCGTTGCAAAGTGGTACAGTTTCGGATATACGCCCAGTTTCACATATTGCCCGGCCTGTGAGAAATCAATAGGATATCATCCGAAAACGGAAAGGTGTTGGAGATGTAATCAGCGTTTAATATGGGAGGAATCGGAATGAGCGAATGCATTTATAACGTTTCAGTAGAAAACGGTAAGTACAACGTAGTATTAACGCATGACTATCACGTTAAGTATCTACGTCATGGCGAAGAGTGGGTAAATAATCCGCCAGGTAGTAAGATGATGATTGCGCTTATGGACAAAGTAGAACGTTTAGAAAACGGACTAAAATCGGCATGTGACGCATTAGGTGCAGATGTGAGCGATTACTATGAGGAGTGATAATATGACGCAACTATCAGTAAAAGGACTAACGGTATGTACGCCGGAATTTCATCGTATAGCAAAGCGCGGCGAACAAGCGTATAAACTTGCCGAGCTAGAACGCAAAGCTAAGAAGGCTGAGAAGAAGCTAGAAAAGGCGAGAGGATGGTGACGGAAGAATGACGCAAATTTGCATATTAAACGAACGCAATCGCAATGGCTGCGCAAGCTGTTCACCGACATGTCCGCATCGTATCGCTATGCAGGGCCTTAACGGAAAAGGCGGCCGATTAGCAAGCGCAGGCGTACCGGCAGAATATCGAAATGTAACGATAGCTAATTCGGCAGCACGTGAAGATCAAGCGAAAGCATACGAAGCTATTGAGCGATATGTCAGTGATTTTAACGGATCGTTGTATCTATTCAGTAAGGCGACTGGCACCGGTAAAACGACGACAGCTTCGGCGGTTCTTAACGAATATATTATTCGTGATTATCTCGGCGCACTAAAGCGAGGCAAACAGCCAACGCAAAAGCCAGCGTATTTCCTCGATGTGAACGAGTGGCAGACGTTGTATAACGGATTCAACCGCAAGAACATTCCGCAAGATGTAGCCGAGCAGTATAGCCGTCCTTATTATTCGATGATGGAACGCGCTAAACATGCGCCATTTGCCGTCCTTGACGATATTGGCGTTAGGTCAGCAAGCGAGGCGTTTCGAGGCGACTTGCATACGATTATTAATTACCGAGTGACTAACGGATTGCCTACAGTTTATACGAGTAATATTCCGATGGTTAATAGCACTCCGCCAGATAAGCGAGTTGAGGCATTAAAGCCTTACGACTTATACGACGTGTTTGACGTAAGGGTACTCGATCGTGTGCGCGATAATTGCGAGTTAGTGAATTTCGTAGGTAAATCGAAAAGGGGGAAACGGAAATGAAACCTAATATTGCTAAAATAATCCGCAAAGTTGACGCTGATAACGAAATGAGACGCACTTTACTAGCCGAACAGGATTACGAATTAGCTTCGTTAAATGACGTAATGCAATCGAAGGATCAGACGGAGATTGAACGCAGTAAGAAACGTTTAGCCGAAATTCATTTAGAGTTGCCGAAGTTGTCTTAATAACTGAAAAGACTAGCGCAAAATTGGCGCTTGGTGGGAAACAAGGAGGTAAGACGCTATTATGACGCTAATTAGTAGTGCAATCGAAATTATATTCGTAATGTTCGCTATAGCGTTATTGCTTGGCGGCGAATACTTGAATTACAAGGATAAACGAAAAGGCAGCAAAAAATAATTTTTCAATTGAGTATGGCTAGCACAAAAATATTGATATATCAGCGTCTTGGTTGTACTGGATGTATAAATTAGCGATGTTTGAGCATCAAGAGTCAATGAAGATGATTAAAAGACGTGCTAGACTAAATTAGGAGGTAAACGAATGAGTAACAACGGAACATTACTGTTATCGAAAATACTCGACGATAACGACGTACAAGCGCTCGCACGCCACAACATAACGGCTGACCACTTCAAAGTCGCAGCCGATCGTAAGGCATACGAATTTATTCGCCAATATGCCGAACAGAATCGAGGGCAGGCGCCGAGCTATGCGACAGTGGTCGAGCAAGTGCCGGAGTTCTTCTATGTGCCGCAAGTGAGCGATAGTTACGAATGGTTAACGCGTCGTTTGTTAAATGACGCTGGACGTTCGGAGTTTATCGACGTGGTGCAAAACGATATACAAACGCTATTTAACGAATACCCACATGATGTCCATGTTCTCATTGACAAGCTAGTGGAAAAGTTTGATAATATTAAACAACGAACAGACGTTCGAGAAAAGGTCGGAACGGACGTTAAAAACGACACTTCGAAATTCCTCGACGAGTTTGATCGCCGCAAGGAAGGTAAGTCGTTCAAGACGTGGAAATCGAACTTCTCGAATATAGGCGAATACGTCAGCGGAAATATGTACGTATTTTACGCAAAGTCTGGCCGAGGAAAATCGGTCATTGCATCGATTGAAGAAGCGCTCAATATGGCGATTCAAGGCGCGAATGTTCTTATATGGTCGATGGAGATGCCGTGGTTCGAGGTGCTTGTGCGATTGTATGTATCGCTGTCAGGACGCAAGGGCTTAACACAAGTAAACATCGCCGGACTCGACTTAAATGGCGGATTTAGTGCGGATGATGTGCGCAGTGGTAAGATGGCGCATGAGTTCGAAATCGCTTTCCGAGCGTTCTTAGATACGCTTAATGACGAGATTTCAGGCAATATTATCGTTCGTGGCGTAGATGACGACGACTTTAGCAATCGAACATTGCGCCAATTAGAGGCGGATATTCTGCAGACAAAAGCCGATGTAGTCGTAGTGGACCCGTTTTACTACCTCGATTACGAGAAGAATACGTCCAAAACTGCAGGCGGCGATGCCGCAGAAACTTCGAAAAGGCTACGACGACTTACCGGCACGCGACAAGTAGTAACGTTAGCAATTACGCAGGCGGACGAAGGTAAAGAAGTCAAAGACGAAGATGGTGAGCGTGAATTAGCGTTGCCAGAGCGCGAAGCCGTTAAGAAAACGAAAGCATTGCTCGAAGATGCTTCGATGTTAATTGCGATTGATACGGATTATAAGCAAGGGCGCGGATTAGTCGGAATTAATAAAGGACGTAATGGCGGCGAAGGCGAAGTCGTTGAGATTACGTATGCTCCACAAGTTGGGGCAGTTCGGGAAATGCCGAAAGGAGAAGATGCCGTAACTCAGTTCGATTTTTAGTATATAAGAAATGAAAATAGTATATAAATCTATTATTCGACATATAATGACCTATCGGTTAAAAGTTGTCGAGATGCTAATAGTAGATTTCAACGGTGAAAATGCGCAAGGATTAATGATTTTCGTAGAGTACGTAAGGGCTTGAAATCTGGACAAATCTCACCTAACGACGAAGGTAAAGAATTAATACGTTGGGATTCACCCTATGGTAAAATAAAGGAGTGGTCAATATTGGCAAATGTTAAAATACGAGGACACGACGCCAGAATCGATGTACAAGCCGAACTAGAAGAATTTGAGTGGTATAGAGCGAATTGGTCGCACAATAAACTCATAGCAGCGTCACCATTCCGATATGATTGCTCACCATCGTTCTTTGTCCTACTTGAATCGAACGGAGAATATCCGGCTGGCTCATGGGGCGATTCCGGAGCATATGACGACGAATGGAAGTCCGGCGGTATAGTAAAGCTACTATCGTTCCTACGAAATGAGACGTATGAGGAGACGCAAGATTACTTATTATCGAAATATGTCGAATTGTCGGAAACCAGTGACGTAATGCTCATTTTACCGAGATTGAGGGTAGAGTCATTTAAAAGCGTTTTGCAACGTGATATTATCGAGAGACAAGCATCTCCATATTTAACATCGCGTGGAATTTCCAGAGAAGTACAGACTGAGGCAAAAGTTGGAAAGTCGCGTCATTACGGCTTTGTTGCCATTCCTTGGCATTCGCCGGACGGCCAGTTGTCCAACGTAAAATATCGGGCTACAAAAGGTAAAACGTTTTTCTACGAGAGGAACGCACGACCGATTCGCGAGCTAGTATACGGAGCAGATTTATACAATCGTTCCTATGACGATTTAATCATTTGCGAGGCAGAGATAGACGCTTTGTCGTGGCGTGTCGCAGGATATAACGCAATCGCGATTGGAGGCGTTTCATTTACGCAGCAGCAAGCCGATATAATACGGAGGCTGCCGTTTAAAAGATTAATAGTGGCGGGTGATAACGATAAGGCTGGCGCTAGATTCAATGCAAGGATTGTACAAGCGTTAAAAGGACGTGAGTTATCCGTCATACAGTGGCGCAAATGTCCGTTTAAAGACGCTAATGACGTTTTATTGGCGAAAGGAATAGGCGGGCTTAGAGAGGCGTTTGAGGACGCTTTAGATTTGCCGACATTGCCGACGATTAATCTTCCTCATATTCGTATGGATCGTAGTATTCGATGATTTCGTCCACAGGAACGTCAAAATATTCGCAGAGTAAGTCGATTGTTTCGAGTGAGACGTAGCCAGCATCGTTTTTCATACGAGTTGTGTAAGTCGAGTGTATATCGAGTTCAGCGCGTAGTTTGCGGTATGATATTTCGTGTTTCTCCATTAAATGTCGTAAAGGTGCGTAAGAGATAGCCATATGTACAAAACCTCCTATCGTACAGCCTATAATAGGAGATTGCTATAGTTGGAACGAAAATTGTGCCAGTAGAATTACGTTTACAGTATTTGAATTGTTAGATATAATTGCTATAAGTATCTATTTCTAGTAAAAATGGATATGAAAATGCTTTATACGTAATTTACGGAAGAATATCTAAAAAAGTTTCAAAAAGTTTTACTATGTTGTCCCAAAAATAGATGTTTTACTCTGCTATGTATATTAAGGAGGCGGTAAGAGTTGGATGTATTAACAATTATATATCGAGATAAATCAGTGCTGAGGTATGTTCATGATAAAGTGGAAGAAGTTAGCCACTTAATTACGAATATAGAGGCTTTAGAGAGTAGTATTTATAGTCAATTAGTGAAATACTACAAAACTACATCAACGCGAAGTATAAAACGAATCAAATTCCTGATAGATAGGGAGATAGCTCTAGCGAGGAAAAGATACGGAATACAAGATGTTACAATGTTTAGTGATTTATCAGTAATAAACGACTTTGGCGAGTCGTTAGAGTTTGAACCGGCGGACCTGTTGGCGCAGGGCAGTGAGACGGTCTTAGAAAATATCTCACTAAAGGAAAAGATCGCCTGCTTGGCGGCAGACGATCGAGAACTGGTTACTTTAAACGCTTGGGCCTATGGCTATAATGACTCACAAGTTTCCGAGACGTTGGCGCGTCATTTTGGAGGAAAGAGTGAATCGCACCGTAAGTTTGTACAGCGTTTTAAAGTGAAGTGTCAGCGCAAGTTAACGGCTTAGTTGCTGACACATTATTAAGTTATTTTCGGTTAAATTATTGGCGGTCATTACGACCGTCGATACGCTTAACCAAACGCACATACAGGCGACCTTTTAAGTACGTCGTATGTATACCCTGTATATAATCTTATTAATTGACGGTTGTATTTATGTATTATCTTAATTTTATTGCCTATAGTCAACCGTCTTTAATAGGAATTATAGCACGAGTTCGCTATTTTTAAACCTAAAATGCTTAAAAACCCAGGAGAGGGATGAAAAAATGGTACAATCCTACGTCTTATGTGAAGAAAGTTCACAGGAAAATATTACACATTTTAACTTTTACGCACCAATTGCGCTAGTACATGTGGACTATCACGGATGCCTACCGTCAGATGACGACGCAGCCGACTATATCCGACATGGACGAATCATAGCTAGGAGGTAACGTAAAAATGACGCAAAATAATCAACCGTTAAGTAGAACGATAACAGTCACGCAGCACGCTATTAACCGCGCAGTTGAACGGCTAGGCTTTCTAAAAACTGATGCGGAAAATAATTTACGGCAATTGCTTGCAGTCGCAACGTTTCACGGTACTGGATCAGGACCAAAAGGAGCTACCGAGATATACGTTCACCATAAAACGAAAACAACAATCGTAATCAGCCGTAAAGACAACTGTATTGTGACGGTATATAAAGGAGACGCAGAACCAACGCAATCTAAAGCGACAATAACAATCGACCGCATATCCGCAGCAATCAAGCGCGAGCTATCGAAAATGACGACGCAACTTCGACGCGAAATTCGTAAGCTGACGGAACAGCAGGCGCAACTCAACGTAAGCGCCGCAGAACTGACGCTTAACAAGATCAGGTGCCGTGCACCTCATACGCAAGCGCTAATTCAAACTCGTATTGACGCTATTATAACGCAAGTTAATGAAATTGCGCAAGAGGTTGACGCAAAATTAACGCAGATTAAAAATGCTGAGCGAGAAGTTAGCGAGGTGATTGGCGAATGACAGATGCGCAAAAGGCGATTATTGCAGCGTCGAAAGCAGTTACGTATTACGGCAAGAAACGCAAATAGTGACGGATGAAGCGAGTTAACGCTCGCCCTTCCGTAAATGTACTCGCTATGTCCCGAAGCATTAAAGACGAAAGAACTCCAGACGCTTTCGAGGCTATGGGTGGTTACGAGTAGCGCCTATATGGTTGCGGACACGCGCAATAGCGAGTGCATTTACGGACGGTGACGCAATATGCTTTTCACTATCCGAAAATAGGCAACGCAATACTAACGCAAAAGGAGCGTGATTGAATGCGATTTATCGATCATATCAGCAAAGTAACGGTAGAAACGGAGCAACACAAATTATCGCAGCAACAGAAACGATTGATTCGTGCGGTAGCTAATCGGAAATAGTTGACGCATTTTCAACGCAAAAACAAAACAACGAAAAGGGGACGATTTATTAATGACGCAATTTAAAACTGGGCTGGACGCATTAAACGCACTCAATGAGACAGGCGGTGGGTCTGGCGGAGAAAAGATGCAAATTACTTCACTTAGTGGCGCAACATTCAAAGTGAAAGTCGTAGACAAAACGGCAGTTCAACTAGTTTACGCCTACGGTATCCACGGAAAAAGCAATAATGGCCGAGGCGTTAATTCATTCATCGCACAGAATCCATCTAAGAAATCGGCTAAAGGCTATCCGGTCGACAATTTAACTTCGTGGGATTTAGCGTGGAAGCACCATAAAGATAAGTCTGAACATTACCAAGACGCAGAGGCAGCCGAGGCTAATAAGTATCGAGCGAAGAAGCGCTTTGTAATGGCATTCTATGAGCTGTCCGAAGGTAAACCGATTCTATTCGACCTATCCGAACGACAAGCGAAAGCAGTCGCTGCAGCAATAACAGAATATGGCGATGAGCTTGGCGAATTAGCGTTCGAGATTAAAAAGGTCGGCGAAGGTCCGGCAACAACTGCGGTACTGTCGCCAATCATCAATATGGCGAAAAAGCTAACTGCCGATGAACTCGCAAACTTCGAAGCTGCTCCGGCAGAATTTCCACCAGGACTATTCGACGGAATTTGGTTCGAAAAGACTGACGCTGAAATGGTTGAATTACTGAAACAGGCTGGATTTGACGTAAGCCTTATCGGAATAGGCGACGCGCCTTCAACGCAAAATGAAACTGGCGAAGATGCTCCGGGCGAAGAATCGTTCGATTTCTAGTCCGAGGAGGCGACGCAGTTATGACGCAAAACGAAATAGCAACGCTCAGCACGAGCACAATCGGACGTCACTCGGAATTACTCGCAATGGCTGCGTTATTAGCGGATGGTTGGTCGGTATCAGAGCCGACCGTGCCGGAAGCGTACGATTTGCTGGCGAGCAAGAACGGACAGCAGATGCGGATTCAAGTAAAGACGATCAAGCAACGCGAAAAGGACGGCGTTCCTTATTACGTCATTCGCGGTCTGAAAAATAATGGCGATGTTTATAACCTAGCGGACTGTGACGCATTTATCGGCGTAGTTGGTGAGCACGTTTATCTGGCGGAGAATAGATGTCTTTCGGAGTATTGGGCGAAAGTAAGCGAAGTAGACGAAAAGTGGCGTTACTTACCATTAAAAATTACGGAAAAGGGAGCGATTAATTAATATGGCGAAATTAAACGGTGTTAAGACGGTTGATATGGTTAACGGTGAAATTACGAAAGTTGCGTATGAAGGTGCGGAGTATGCGAAGGTTGAAAAAGGCGCTGCGGGAGATATCGGATTAGTGGTAAGCGCTTGGGGCGATCAGAACTTCGGAGAATACTTCAAAATAAAATACTTTGATGAGCACAACGATAAAACCTTCGCCAACATCGATGGAAATACGTGCGAAGCAAGTTGTTATGAAAGCGATATGAAATACTTCCGCAAAATCTCTGAATCCAAGCCAACGCTAGAGCAGCGAGTTGGACAACTAGAGAGCGATGTTGCTGCGTTAAAATCGGGCGACAGCTCGTTGAATGGCGAGACGAGCGTAGAGCCTAAACGTTTAACAGTCGGCGATACGGCGAAAATTATCGGTAATGATTCAGGACACTTCGGCAACATCGGAGATATCGTAAAGATTGTAACAGATGACGAAGATGACCAACCATATCAGTGTAAGCGCCTTTCTGACGGAAAAGACGTCGGCTGGTTCTACGAAGAAGATTTAGTAGCGCATGTTGACGAAACTATCGAATTCGAAGGCGCAACATATCGCAAAGTTGATCGTGAGGCTCGCGAAGGTGACGTAGTGATTTTCAACGGAGTTGATTCGTACTCAACGGATAACGGTAAACCATATAAAGTAGTGAACGGGCGTAATTACGTAGGGAATACCGGTACAGGGCGTTTAGTTTACGGATGGGGAAGCAAACCAACTGTCGACGTCTATGAGCCGATTGAGCCAGCGAAGTATGTTCCGCAAGAGGGCGATATTGTCGTAGTGACTGACGATTCAGTTTCGAATCATGCGTTAGGTGATATCGGTAAAATTACGGAAGTTGGCGGAGATGCTTTCCGTGTAACTGTTCCTGGCAAAAAGAATCGCAGCAATTGGCTGATGGATTTCAGATTCCGCAAAGCAACGTCAGCAGAAGTCGAGAAATACGAGCAGGCGGTGAAGGCAACAGCGCCGAAATTAAAGGCGGGAGATTTCGTTAAGTTTAAACGTAGCATTCGCGATACAGCAGCAGGCAAGCCGTATTTAATCGAAATCGATCCAGAGGACGGAGAGCTATCGTTCAAAGATGACGCTGGCGATTGGTGCTCGATTGAACGAACTGGCGAATACGAAATCCTATCCGCAGAAGAAGCGAAATGGGCGAAGATTGGCCGTAAGGTTAACGAGTTTAAGAAGGGCGATGTTGTTAAAGTAATAAAAGATATCGGCGGTTTGCCGGTCGGGACAATGTTTACCGTTACTTCCGTAAGTGGTGACATCATATCTGATGACTCACGTTACAGATTCTCATATCGAGGAGGATATCATGCGGAGCTAGTAGCGCCAGTAGAATCGTTATTCAAAAACTAGTTTGTATGACGAGATCAACGCAAAAGGAGGCGGGCTAATGAAGCTCGAAATTAAGCTAAATGCGCAAGTAGGCGGAAATGACTCCGCCTCTAAGGCGATGGCTGACGCCAGTCGAACGGCTTTAGCCGATGCAGCGCAACGTAAGAAGGACGCGACAGAGACGATTGAGGGCGCTTGGGCGAGGATATTAGCTCAGAAAAACAGCGATGCTGATTTGCGAAAGTTGCGAGAGGTTAGGCGAGCTATGGACGCAGGGCTAATCGGAAGGGAAGCGCCTAAAACGGATAAACGAGGCAAAGTTAAGCCATTAGGACGATTTAGCAAGGCGGAGGCTATTCGGTTGTATGCGGTGCTATTCGAACAACAGCGTGAAGCCAAGCTAGCAGAATTAGTCGCGAATACGCCGAGCAAGTACGTTTTAGTTACCGACAAGCAATCGTTAAGTCAAGTCGTGGTTGACGCATTAAAAGAGCCGATCATTGCGGTTGATACCGAGACAACCGGATTAGACGTTTATGTGGACGTAATTGTAGGCGTATCGCTGACATTGCCGACGCAAGATAAACACTACTATATACCGTTTGAGCCTACGCAAGATGAACGCGCTTTGCCTTCGGAATTGATAGGTGAGCTTAAATCGTTGATGGAATCGCAGACAGTTGCGAAAGTACTCCATAACGCGCTTTATGATATAGCGATGCTTGAACGACATGGAATTAAGCTGAACAACGTTGTTTGGGACACTATGAGCGCCATGCACGTACTAAACGAAAACGAACCGTCTTATGCGCTTAAAAACTTGGCAACGAGGTACCTAAACGAGCCTAGCGATACGTTTTCCGAACTATTCGGACGTGACGCAAAGTTCGCAGAGGTTCCGCTAGATGTTGCGTTAGTTTATGCAGCGAAGGATACGGATTTAACCTGGCGTATGTATCAGTTCCAATTAAAGCACTTATCGAAAATGCCATCGGTACTCGATTATTACAGACGTGTTGAAGTTCCGTTAATGTACGCAGTGTACGATATGGAGCGCACAGGCTTCGTAATTGATGCAAAGTATGCGGAAGAATACGGCAAGCAAATGAAAGAGGAGATTGACGTTTTAGAGGCAGAGTTAACGACGGAGTTAAACGTCGAAAATATTAACTCGAATCAGCAGCTAAAGCCAGCGCTCGAAGCGTATATAGGCGAGCAGTTGCCGAATTTGGACGCCAAGAAAACGTTAAAGCCATTGAAAAGAAAACATGCGATTGTTGCGAAATTGCTGCAGTATCGTGAACTAGCGAAATTATATTCGACTTATATTAGCGTATTGCCTGAAAAGATTCATCCAGTAACAGGTCGATTACACGCACGATTTAATCCAAACGGCACAGTAACAGGACGATTTTCATCTGGAGGGAACGGAATAAATCTTCAAAATCAACCGTATGCAGCACGCAAGCTATTCATAGCACCGGAAGGACACGTAATTATTGGCGCCGACTGGTCGCAACAGGAAGTACGATGCGCTGCGTATTTTACGAAAGAGCCAACGTTAATCGAAGCGTATCAAAACGGACGAGACGTTTATGCGTCGCTAGCCAGTGAGTTCTACGGAAAGCCTTACGAGGATTGCGGAGATGGTACGCCAGAAAGGAAAGCGATGAAAGTCGTAGTATTGGCCGTCTTATACGGAATGGGACCAGGAGCACTAGCCGATATGCTTGATATTAGTATGGACGAAGCTAAACGATTTATGGCCGACTTCTTTGCGAAGATGCCAAACATTCAACGATGGATCAACGAAACTCAAGCATATGCCAAGAAACATGGATACGTTTGGATGGATAAGCAACAACGTAAACGACGCCTACCTGACGCGAAACGTAGAGTATCCGGTTATGTGCCGGAAGTAAATCGTGCATTACGACAAGGCCCAAACGCAGTAATACAAGGAACGTCCGCAATTCAATCGAAAGAGACAATCGTAGCATTACACGAATTTTGCAAACGTAAAAGATGGCGCTTGTGGTCCCAGTGCCACGACGAAGCGTTTGTATTAGCGCCCGACACAGTAACACGCGAAGAAATAGCAGAATTTGAACAAATCATGATAGGCACTTACGTCTTTGGAGATATTCCGAATAAATCTGACATCGAGTTTTATGAGAGATGGGGTTGTGGCATAAGTATTGAAGATTGGTTCGCTAAACAAAAGGAGGAAACGGAATGACAACAATTAAATTACCGAGCGATTTAGTAGAGAACGATATATTCTACAACGAAAGTGATTTCGAATTTGAAGGTGAGCAATACGAATATGTCGAGGAAATCGAACGCTCAATGGATGATAATGGTCGAGATTTCACGTATCTATATAAACGTAAATCTGACGGAAAGTATTTTATGATTACGGTTTATCAAGTCCGATACGGCTACGAAGATTATAGCTACGATAGCGATTTCAACGAATGCGATTTGATCGAGGTAGAAAAGCGCGAAGTAACAGTAACAACTTGGGTGGCGGTTTAATAATGACGCAAATTGAGATCATCAAACTAGAAAAAGACGGATGCCCACCGTGCAAATGGCTAGGCAGAACGTTAGCTGATAACGCAGTACGCCTCGAATCGGAAGGCGCAACGTTAACAACGCTGAACATTACCGAGAATCCATCGCTAATCGACGAGTACAATCTCAAAAGCGTGCCAGTCCTCGTATTTAAACGAAATGGCGTAGAAATGACGCGAGTTCACAGCAATGTCAACTTTGACGACGTGTTAGCTGCGATTGAATATGCGAAATTTAAGAAGTAGGAGGCGATATTATGAGTGTAATAATGACGATCGTTGGAATTGCCGTACTAGCTACATTAATAATATCGTCGATAAACGATGATAAGAGAAACGCAGAATCGCGGAGAAACTTCGTTAATTGTTTGGACGAAATACAACGAAAAGAGGGACGATAATTTGACGCAAAATAACGATGCATTAGAGGTACTTTACGCAGAAAGCTACGTTCCTGGCGCTAAACAGCCGGGCTTCATCGATAAGGTAGCGCAAGAACTAATCGATACACTTAACGATTGGCACAGCCGACCGGAAAAGTGGGATGACGCCATTGATTCGCAAATACACGCATGGTACGTAAAGCCTCCGAAGGTGTTTCCGAAGAAGCCTTATTTCTCACCATCGGCAACAGGCGCGTGCAAACGTGAGCTATACGAAAAAGGAATTGGCTCTAAACGTGATGTAGGTGGACAGCAACCGCATCAAAAGCGATGGACTTCGATAGGAACGGCAATTGGCGATATGGTACAGCGCGATTTACTATTCATCGAAAAGCATATGCCAGGCGCAAGATTCCGATTCGAGCGCAATGATCGTGGCGAACCAATGTTTGAGGATTTCGCTAAACGTAATGTGCCAGTAAATGTCGGAGGCGTATCGTATAGCCTTTATGGAGCGCCAGACGGCATCTTGATTTATACCGACGAGAATGGCGAACAGCACCGCATCGGACTCGAAATTAAATCGAAACAAACGACTGCAGCACGCACATCGCTTTATTCAATGCGACAGGCTGACGAAAAGCACGAATTGCAGACGATTGCTTATTCGATCATGTTCGGATTATCGCATTATATCGTCCTTTACGTTAATACATCGCACAAGTCGTGGTCAATATCGGAAGATGATTTCGCAGCTACGCCAGATATTCGAGCGTTCGGCATCGATTGTACAGACGAGCGAAAAGCGAAACTGCTCGAAGATTTAGCGAGTGTACAGCGTTTGATTGATGAGCGTAAACCGCCGATGCCAGACTTGACGAAATGGACGTTTAATGGATTCAAAACGGCGATAGCACAGTCGATTACTGACGATGAATTAGCGCAACTTAAACAGCAAGTCGAGCTGGCGCAAAAGAGCGGGCTGAAAGACTATACGAAACGCCAATACGCGGAGGCTTACGAAGATTTAGTCGCAAGGATTCCGAAAAGTTAGAGTAAAACTGCGACAAACGTAATTTTTATGGATATAAGAACGTAGGAAGCGAAATTAAAACTAATAAAACGGAGGTTGACGTGAATATGCAAACAACGTACAAAGTAGGCGACAAGGTTCGAATTTTGGATGCGAGTAAAATTTCGAATGCTGTCCGTGATGGTTTTAAAACAGGCGGCATCTACAACGTAAAACGTATCAATTCTAATGGACGTCCTGTACTCGAGCACGAAAGCGATATTCTAGCGTTTTGGCAAGACGAACTACAATACATCGAAAAAGTCGAGGAGAGTGACGCTAAGATGACGCAATTCAAAGTTGGCGATAAAGTTAAATACGTAAGTGGTCCAGAAAATTACTACACAATTGGAAAAGTGTACGAAGTTTTAGAGACAGTAGAAGATTATTACCGCATCTCAGACAACAAGGGTAACAGACATAGCTGGACGAATGTGACGCACGACCGATTCGAACTAGTCGAATCAAAACCAACGAAAAAACAACGCATCGCAACGCTCGAGCAAAAAGTTGAAGCGATGCAAGCTGAAATCGAAGCGTTAAAGGCTACGCAATCAATCGGAAAAACAGCGGAGGCTATCGTCAAAGCAATCGAAAAGCATACGCCTAAATCAGCAAACGAAAAACGTAAAGCGATCATTGACGAGGCTAAGGCGTTTGTTGAGGACATAACTGACCGTATGCGAAAGTACGGCCACGGTAACACTCTTGGCGGTCACGGAAAAATTACAACAGAAGCTCGCGGCTATATTTTACGTGCAAACTTCGTTGTTAATCCAGAAAAACGCACCGTAGTAGCACTAGTGATTCCGTTCTATATGGACGATAAGGATGTTAAATCGAAAGGAATCGCAAAATGCGCGCCTGACGACGTATTCAACGCTGACATCGGCAAGGCAATTGCGTTAGGTCGTGCGCTTGGGCTAGATGCTGAGCAGATTTCTAAGTTTGAGAAGGCGGAGCAGCCTAGCGAGGTTGTTTACGGAATGGTTGTGCGAGGCACTGGCAACGGTTTTTATAGCGCTAGTAGAACATTCACAATAAACGGTGAGAAACGTAAGTATGACGCGTTTTATTATGAAGAAGCGAAGCAGTACGGTGGTGGTGATAACGATTGGATTAGTCGTAATCAAATCGGCGTAATCTTAGACGACACAGAGGCGCAGTATTAATGAAAGCTGGCGCTGCAACAACAACTAAAACGCCGAAGCCGAAGCGCTTATTAGCAATCGATACGTCAGCCTCGCCAGGCTTCGCAGTCATCGAATATAGCGCCAATAAGCCAGCAAGCCTCGTTTACACTGACGCATTTCCGACGGACACTTCGCTATCAGACGCCGAGCGCTTCGAGGTTGTTCGTTCGGCAACAGCGCTTATCTGCTATCAACATGGACCGTTTGACGTAGTTGTCCGCGAGCATTTCATCAAAGGCGGAAGCAAGCGCGGCACGCAGCTCGTATTCGGCGGATGGGCTGCCGTTGATATCGGATTACAGTCCTTCGGCTATGTGATCGATAGCAATAACGAGATGCCGGTGAGCACCGTCAAAAAGGCGGTAGGCATTTCGGGCAAGGCGACGAAAGCAGAAGTTGAGCAAGGCGTAAGGCAGGTGCTAAACTTGCCGGACGATTACGTATTTCCGAATAACAAAGGCGGGGACGCCTCGGACGCGGCGGCTATAGGTATCGCATATTTAAAACGAGAGGGAGCGATTGAATGAACGATAAATTAACGCAAGTTATTAAGGAATTAGAACAACGTCTTGAATCGTTAAGCGAGGAAGTTGACGAAAACGACGAGTGGAAAGGCGACGACTTCAATCCGATGGACGCCTCGGGCGGAAACTTCGATGATGCATACTCTTTAGGCGAGGAGCATGGCGAGGCTTACGGTCGTTATGCGGAATTGAGTGATGCGATTAAGTCGCTAAAGGCGGTGGCCGAATGATGACGCCAAAACAACGCAAGCCGGCAGGCTTTATCGCAACTAGCATTGCAATTATCGTAATCTTAGCATTCATCGCAGCATCATTCGTAGCATTGCCGTTATTGGCGCTACTAATCGGAATAGGTTTCGGCTATGTGCTCGAATTGTTCACTGGCGATTACGTTGTCCAGGCTTTCCATTCCGTAGGGCTGACGAAGGTTGGCTCGGGTGATTTGCCGAAAGTGTTCGGGTTGTTGGCCCTGATTGCTGTGTTCTTTAGGAACGTTGGAACAGCGAAGAATAAACGTAAGGGAGATGAATAGCGATGGATTCTACGCAAGTGGTTGACTTAATAACGACATTATCGCAACAACTAGGAGTAGCGTCTGAATACGTATTTAGCGTTTTAGTAAAGAAACAAACAATTCAGGGAATAATTGATTTCGTAATAACTACAGCTGCACTATTCGTTTTATGGAAGATATATTCGTTCTCTTCTAAGAAACATGAAGATTCGGATTATGACTCGTATGCTGTTGCGCACGTTTTCTCCGGAATTGCACTGTTAATATTCACTCTAATGGCGATATTCATTTATTCCGCATGTATCGGACAAATCTTAAATCCGGAAGCTTATGCAATAAAGGAAATTTTAGATACATTTAAGGCCGTAAAGTAATAAACGTAAGGGAGACGATCAATTGACTAAATTATTGACTGACGAATTTTTAACGCAATATCCAGACTTTCCGCCCGACATGACACCGTTAGGTAAATTCGTATATTACAGAACATATTCGCGGTTCCTTCCGCAATTTAAGCGTCGTGAGACGTGGAAAGAAACAGTAAAGCGAGCTACGGAGTTTAACGTAGGGTTGGCGATTAAGCATCGAGACGAAACGAATATAGTTTCGATAACAGACGATCACTTACGTAAGGATGCAGAGCTACTATTCGATAACATGTTCAATCAACGTCAAGCGTTATCAGGGCGCACACTTTGGGTAGGCGGTGCAGACGGAGCAGTAGGCGAAAAGTATCCACTCGCAAACTTTAACTGCTCATTCGTGGCTATTACGAAATGGGATGATATTGCAGATTTATTCTACGCATTATTAGTTGGTACAGGCGTAGGATATAAATCAACGAAGGCAAGCGCTGCGAAGATGCAGCCTTTACGTACAGACATCGAAATTACGCATGAGCCGTTTAGGCAACGCTATCCAGTCGTTAAAGTAGACGAAACAAATCTTTACGTAATTGATTCGGAGAAATACGAAGGTACAAAAAAGGCGGTCATTCATGTAGGCGACAGTAAAGAAGGATGGGTAGAGTCCTTACGTTATTTCTTCGACATCTTAGCCGGAAATAGTGAAGCTATTAAAAACGTTTCTGAAATCGGTATTTACTACGATTATGTACGTCCTAAAGGCGTTCGATTGAATACCTTTGGAGGCACAGCGTCAGGACACGAGCCATTGCGCGATATGTTCAAAGGTTTCGAACGAGTGATTAAAGGCGATCCGGACGATCCGTTATTTGTAGCGCCGGAGACGTTTGAGAAGGACGGGCACACATTCGCAAAGCTACGTCCAGTACACATTTTAGACATCGGAAACATGGTCGGAAATAACGTAGTTGTAGGTGGAGTAAGAAGAACAGCAGAAATATTCCTATTTGACGCAGACGATTTCGAGTCGATGTTCTCAAAGTACGGCATGTACGGTATTTGGAACGTTGAGAATCACGAAGCAGTCGTAAAGGCAGCGAAGGAATATGCGGAGAAACATAACATAGATGAACTAGCTAAAATCGCGGATAAACTTGACGCACTACCGACGCAAGATGCAAACGCACGACCTGGTATCGGGCATCGAGCAATGTCAAATAACTCAATCGCCTTCTTCGATAAGCCTCATAAAGAGTTTTTAGACTTAGTATTTACGATTATGCAGGGCGAAGGCGAGCCAGGCTTCATTAACTTGAAAGAGGCAGCACGCAGACGATTAAAAGGCGCTGGCATCGATAATCCTTCCGAGGAATTATTACGCTTAGTAGCTGATACTCTTGGACTTAATCCGTTAACAAAGCAGGCGGATATAAAACCTCTTTAATTGCGGGAACACCCTAACGTTTGAGGCGAGGGCAATCCGCAGCCAAGCCGTATATGTACGGAAGGTTCAACGACTATCGAAAACACGCACTATGCGGAAGTGAGTAGAGTAGAGCGCAAGAGCGCCCGAAACGGGAGGCGACCAAACATTAAACTACGTCCAAACACTACTAAATAAGGAGTTGTTTGTATGAGGGAATTCTTTAAAGAATGTAACCTTTCTGACGAGTTTAAAGAGTTGTTTGTAGGATTTATGTTAGGTGACGGTTATCTATCCAATCGAAATAAGAGTAAGCATACGTCGCAATTTATCGTAACTAATAAATTTCCCAGTCACGCGTACTTTGTATCGCAAATATTAGCAAGAGAAGATATTGATCATATAGTTAAAATTGCAGATAAACAGGGGAGTTTTAAAGGATCAAAAGCATCGTCAACGGTATATACGAAGTTTTATAAGACGTTTATGGATTTAGAGGAAGAATGGTATACAACAAGAAGTGATGGCACTCACTACAAGCGTATACCGAGTGACTTAAAACTGACGCCAATCAGTCTACTCACATGGTACATCGGAGACGGCTATTTAGTCAATCTTCACGGAAAACCTACCTGAGTCCAATTCTGTACAGACAGATACACTGACGATGAAATAATGTTCTTACGAGATTGCTTCGAAAGAGATTTAGAGATACCTGTTCAAATCGATTGGAACCGCCGTAGAATAAGAATCCCTACAAGATATTTAAAGCAGTTCTTCGATATATTACCCGAGTGTCCGACGTTAATTAATACCGATTTAGGATATAAATGGGCGTAAGTTGAATTGTTTGGTCGGTGATATAGTCTGACCTTACGGGATAACCGTAAGAGGCGGTACGGAATCGGTATCGCCGTAACACAAGTGGTGCAGAGATTTTATTAGATAGCTACGGAGTCTGCAACTTAACTACGCTGAACTTATCGCAATTCGTTAGCATAAAAGACGGATTCCCTACGCTAGATACTGTAGCATTAGCAGAGGCACAGCGTTTATCAGTGCGATGTGGCTTACGTATGACTCTTCCGTCGATAGAAATTGCACATTGGGACTCAGTACAACAGCGTGACCGTTTAATTGGTCCATCGCTTACAGGCGTAGAAGATGCGTTAGGAATGCTTGGCAAGTCAGGAGATGCGCAATATTTACGAAAGCTACTACGATTGCTTGGCGAAGTGGCACATCAAGAGGCGGAGAGATATTCCGCGCAATTACGTGTTAACAAGCCGTTACTAGATACGACAGTAAAGCCGGAAGGCACTATTTCGCAAGTATTCAACGGAGTTTCGAGCGGACTTCACTATTCGCATTCACCGTACTTCATTCGTCGTATCAGAATCAACGCAGCCGATCCGCTAGCAAAAGCAGCACTGGCGCATGGTTGGGAAATTGACGGAGAAGTCGGAACGTCAGGCGATACAAAAGAGGAACGTATAGAGAACGCTAGAACTCTAGTAATCTCGTTCCCGGTAGCAAGTGGAGCGACTGTCACGAAAGACGACGTTTATGCAGAGGAGCAACTCGATAAATACTTCGACTATCAACGTAATTACACGGCGCACAATTCATCTAATACGATTCACGTTAGACCTGACGAGTGGTTGAGCGTTGTTTCACCGAAGATTTACGACAATTGGGACGATTTTGTAGGCGTATCTTTCCTTTCGTATGATGGCGGAAATTATCCTTTAGCTCCATTCGAAGCGATTACTAAAGAGAAATATGACGCAATGTTAACGGAATTTAAACCGTTTGATTCTGCAGTACTAGTACAGTACGAAACAGGTGCGGATAGCGACCTTGACGGAGCAGACGGCTGCGAAGGCGGTATTTGTCCGATTCGATAACTAAATAAGCGTAACAATGCCGAGCCTAAACGGGCTTGGCGCCATTTTACTATATACGGAGGTTGATACGAATGGAAACTACGAAGTATTACGAATATACATCGGCAAATGCGCCGTACTATGCGATTATTACGGTGACAAATGACGATAGTAAGGCACCGATTCACGGTAAGCAGTCACATTTACTAGCGAACGATATTTACGAGGAGCAACTAGCGGAATTGTTAGTCGAGGATAGCGCGAAACATTTCGGTGGTAACTTAATTTCGAAGGAAGAAGCGTTCTATAAATTTGTTAAGTCTTGCGAGAATGACTACGCAAACGACACAGTCATTAGTGTTATTAATGCGTTCGAATCGATTACAAATAGCACTATACTTGTTGACGGATCACTATTGTAGGAGGCGAATGTATGGCAAAAGACATCGAGCATCCCGACATAACTCACGCAATGCGAACGGGCTATGACCGCGAAACCTGGCGCAATATCCATAACGTAAAGCCGAGCGAATCAGCAACGAAAGACTACTATGGAGACATTATCGATTTAGAAAACGATCATTACGTTGTGATTCCGACAGGCTACAAGATATTGCATCGTAATCTGCAGCGCTATTTGGAAGAGAAGAAGAATTTCGAGTTCAATTACGTATTTAGCGATTAGGAGGTGAGGGAGTGAGTAGACAACTAATAGACAAGGTATTGTGGACAATCTTTTCGCAGAGGCATCGGTTGCAAACTAAAGACGACATTATCTTCACGTATAACTTCTTTGTATTTAAACGTAAATGTTTCGTTATGACGTCCGATGTGAAATGGCGTAAAGGTAATCAATTTACAAAAACTCCGATATGGACTGACAAAATAGGCGGTAGACTGCCAACGCTATTTATCGGTAAAGTCGCTATTGGATACGAACCAAAGCAAAAGGAGGCGATTAAATGAACGGACAACAAGCACAAATAATCGAGAAAGAGGCGCAAATGTCGCCAATTAACGATAAACTATCGGAAATGTACGACATGCAATCGAAATTAGATCAACGCATTATTATCGAACGAGGAATCGCAAAAACGACTGACGATTGGGTAATCGGATTAACTATCGCAATGGAATCGGAGATTGATGAAATCCGACGCGAGGTTAGTTGGAAATGGTGGAAGAATCCGAAGCCTATCGACCAGGAAGCGCTACAAGGAGAAGTAATAGATATATGGCACTTCTTATTATCGATGTCTCGCGTTGTAGGACTGTCGCCGGACGATATTCACCGTATTTATATGGAGAAGAATGCGGAGAATCACGCGAGGCAGAGTGGTACTAGCGATAAGGAAGGTTATTCAATTGGAGGCGAGTCCTAGTGAGTATATTTAAAAGTAAACTATGTAAAGAAAATGAAAGTTTACGTAAAGAACTAGATTATCTAAGAGGAAAGATGCGAATTATTTACGATGCTAATTTAATGTCATATGAAAGAAAGGTATTAATAGCTGGAAAAAGCGAAGGATTTAATTTTAAGGATGCGGATTTCTATGTTGTTGATAATGATAAAGAGTTATTTACGATGCAACAACGTTTAAGACAGATGAATTACGCAGTTATTTTAACAACAGCAATTATAGATAGAGATGACGTTTTACGACGATAAGGAGGAACAAAATGACGCAAATTGAACGTAAAGTGACGTTATTAGCACATACGAAATTAACAGAGAAGTTCCGCACACAATTACTCGCTTACGCACAGCCGGAGGGCTTCGAATATACAGACGGTCAAGCCGCAGCACTAACAGCCATTCGAACTTGCTATTCACCGGGCAAGCCTAGCGAAATTGTCGCTAAAGAAGGCGCTCGCTATTTCGGTAAGAAGGCGTCAGACGGCGGAAAAGGTACGGACGCTGACCGTTTAATCCGCATGATTCACTCTTCCGGACACGTTTCGACTCTTGAACATTTATCGTACACATTCGCAGTAGAGGGCGTTAGCCGAGCGTTACTAGCGCAGCTCACACGACATCGCGTTGGCTTCTCGTTTAGCGTGCAGTCACAACGCTACGTCAAATTCGGTAGCGATGATCGTAGTGGCGGATTCGATTACGTTGTGCCGGGTAAAATCGTAGGAAACGATAAGGCTGAACGGTATTTCCATGATGCAATGAACGATTTACAACACTACTACGATATTTTGCGAGAGGCAGGCGTTCCAGCAGAAGATGCCCGCGCAGTCCTACCGAATGCTGCAGCGTGCAATCTCGTATTAACGGTAAACCTACGCGCACTACTCGACTTCTACGCTAAACGTAAAGCTGGACGAGGGGCGCAGTCTGAAATCGCAGGACTAGCGGAGGATTTACGTAAAGCCGTCGAAGGTGTCGAGTCCTGGACAACGCAACTGTTCGAGGCGGTGTAATATGGCGAAACTAAAACGTTTCATAATCGCAATAATCTTAGCAGCAACGCTATTCATTAACGCACACAAGCCGTCAGACCACGAACATTTAGCGGAGTCTCCCACCGAAAGGTTAATACCGTACACTAACGGATTCGACGCAATATATAAGCAAGTAATCGAAAAAGAGCGCCAACAAGCCGAGGCTGAACGCAAAGCCAAACGACAGCAAGCGTTAGAAGAAGCGCATAGACTCTACGATGCGAAGATTGCGGAGGAGAAGCGAAGGCAGCGATTAGTGGAGCAAAGACGATTAGAGGCGCAGAAGCAACGTCCGGCGCAGGTTAGTAGGAGTAACTACGCTAACTTAACGCAACTAACGATGCTAGCAACTTATTACGGTCCCGATTGCGCTGGCTGCTCCGGCACAACTGCGACTGGCATCGATGTATCACGCACTATTTACGCAAATGGACTTCGAGTTATTGCGGTTGATCCACGAGTGATTCCGCTAGGCTCGATAGTTCGCGTAGAGTATGCGGATGGCACAACGTTTAAGGCGATTGCTGGCGATACTGGCGGCGCCATTAAAGGACGTAGAATTGACATACTCGTTTCCTCAGAGAACGAGGCATATCGATTAGGAAAACAAACGGTAACAGTAACGATATTAAAATACGGAAAGGGACGATGATATATGACAAAAGCGCAAGTAGGCGATTTGATTCGTATTACAAAGAAAAGAGAAAAGCATTATGCAGAGTTTAATAACGGAGATATTCTCGAAGTCAATAAACGTGCGTCTTACGATGACGGTGTATTAGTAGGTGGGGTAATTGTATTTGATGACGAATACGAAATCCATCGCAAAGCTGGCGAAGAGGTCGAACAAGACGCAGTTAATCCGCAGCACTACAAGCAAGGACGCACGGAAGTAATCGATATTATCGAAGATGCCGTTGTAGGAGCTGATCCGTTCGAAGCCGTATGCCAAGCGAATGTACTCAAATACACGCTACGTTACCGTCATAAGAACGGTGTAGAGGACTTGAAAAAGGCGGTATGGTACGCAGAGAAACTTATCGCACACATAACGCAGAAATGACGCAATTGAATAGCAAAGAGCCTACCAGCGGAGTTATGCCGTTCGGTAGGCGGGTTTTCTCGTTTTATTGACGGAATATCACGACATTTCCGCTAAGTGACGCAGTATCAGCGTAAAACGTCTTTCCTTCGTACTTATCTAAGTGGAATTGGCGGAATAACTTAGCTGCAGTAACGTCCTTCTTCGCACTAACGAAGTAGCCTGCAGAACGCATTTCATCGGTGATTGACGGTGCTGATGGCTTAACGATAGCGAACGCTTTTTCAGCTGGATTGAACGCAATAAGGACGCGAGAGCGCGGTTTAATGCCAAGCTGCGACAGTACATCGCCTTTCAAATACAGACGATTACGCTTGCCGACGTAAACTTGCGACATGCCTTTATTCGGAACAAACGTAAAGCCAGCGAGCAATTCCGCCTCTTCATCGTCAAATTCCGAAGTAGGAACGGGCTTAAAGTGGTATTCGAGCGAGCGATCAAGCTCCGCACAATAAGCGTCAGCTTCGCCAGCATCCTTTATTGTCATCATCGGAAACAACTCGTTATTAAATTCGATGCCTGCAACGTAAGTATCGGCAACAGATTCGCAATATGAGCGTGCAGATTCGTTAATTACGGGCAACAGTTCTTCTAGCGTATAAAATTTCGCAACAGTCATGCGTAACACCTCCGGATTTTAGTTATATGTGATTGAGCGTTAAATTTACGTTATTTGTTACGGATAGTATATCAGATTAGAAACGCAAAATCAACGCAAAAGAAAAGAGGAGATTAAAATGAAAAGCACTAATCGTACGCAAGCACGAAAATCAACCGCAAAAGCAATATTATCGAACTTACACGCATTAAAGGAACGCCGTTATGTCGGCGATTTAGACGCTAGCGACACGCTAATCGACTTTGAGCGCGCTCTAGCCTTAGCGAAGTTAACGAAAAGGCAATCGGAGGCTATTCGTCTTGTATATGACGTAGGATTGACGCAGAAATTGGCTGCGGCGGAAATGGGCGTCGGCCAGGACGTTGTTAGCGAGCATATTCGCAAGGCTACCGAGGAATTAGACGAAGTTTACGAAATGTGGGCGTGGGTGGACGGAGAGTTGACGCCAGAAGATTTCGCAGAGGAGGCGGTATGATGTCGCAGATAAACGAAGTAAACGCTATACGTATTGTGTTAGAGCGCTTTATGCCTCCGGATATGTGGCGTCACGATATAACGATTAAAGACGGTATTGCTACTGTAGATTCAACGTACTTAGAGCCGATTAATAAGGTGACTATAACAGTGAGCTTAAAGGGGGGGGGACAAATAATTGACGCAAATTTACACAATTCAAGACGCGCATAACGATATTACCGAGCAATTCACGCTATTTAAACGCACTCAAACAGATAGAGCATCGCGAATTGATTTCTCGAATCGTCTGACAGAGCGATATCTGGCGGTAAATGATAAGATTCCGCCTGTTGCGGTGCTTGATCGCTTGGCTACGTTAATATTACAGGACGAATTAGCAGATAAGCACGCCGATAAAATGACGCAGAATGAGTATCCGTTGTTAAGTGATAGACAACGCGATACGCGAGGAAGAAGTGAACGCTCTTTAAAGGCCGCACAAGACGTAGCAACAGACGGATCGGATTATCGTATTAAAACGCGCGATAGTAATCGCCGTATGCGAGAACATTTCTGTTAAAATTAAAGTAATATTTTAGGAGGTGTTCCATATGTTATCGATATTTAAACGTAAACCAGGAGGAATAATCGCAGAATTAGCGTTAGAGGACTTCTATTCTACGCTAACTACTGCAGAAGTAGAGGAGTTGAAAGATTCGTTAGCTCACCCATACCAGTTAACGTCTGGTAAACCGTATGTTCGCGATGATCTAGATAAAGGGAGTCGTAAGTATGGCGGAAACGCATCTCGGTTTTTGGACGCTATGTCAGAGGGGTTGCCGCCAGACCTTCGTAAACGTGTTCTGCTTGAGGCGATACGTCGTGCTACAAATTCGGCGGACAAGCACTTTCCACGGACAAAACTCGCAGAAATAGCGTATAAAGCTGGCGAGTTTACTGAATGTGAACGATATTGTCTCGATGTTATTAACGAATTGGACAAAAAGGCGTTTAAAGGTGCTCGGGTTGAGGCGTTTAGCAGGCTTGCTATTATGTACGAAAAGCAAGGACGTATCCAAGACGCTATAAATATCTCAGAACAAGCGTTAAAGCTCGGCCAACACGATAAAACAAAAGGTGGTTATCCGGCCAGAATCGAAAGATTACGCAAGAAACTACGATAAATAAGCCATATTTTAACGTAACAGCTTGCTATACATTAAGAGGAAGTTACTTAGTTTTAAGGGCACGCAAACTCACGGATAAATGACGTGAAAGGCGTGTCTTTTTATTCGCTCGGTAAACGCATGTGACGGGTATGTTCCGCACGCCGAGCCGTATTTTAATTTACGGAGGTTTGAGCGAATGTCAATCGTACCATTTAACGAAGAAACTGGCGAGCTGCTATATAACGCTGGCTATACGATAACAAGTCCTGAACAACGCGAGGCTTATAAGCAGTATCTACGCGAACAGGAAGCGAAACAGCACGGCCGCAAGCACGAGTTTACTAACGCTAATATGACGCATCTACACGAAGTATATGACGTCTTAACAACGGCACAATGCGGTTACTTAATGTTGCTGCAGTGTTATATCGATTATGAGACGGGAATCATTACTAATCCCGATAAGTCGCCTATGACAACGAAAAATATGCGTCAGGCATTACAGCTACAGCGCAAACGATCGACATTCTACGATTTCTTAACGGCTTGCCTTGATAACGGTATTATAGCCGAACAGGACAGCGTATTTATCATGAATCAACGTTATCACTTTAAAGGCGCTATCAAAGGCGCACATGCAATTAAAACGTATACTGCGAAGATTAAACGTGTGTACAGCGAAGTGAAAGCAACTGATATCGGATTGATATATCGAATGTTACCGTTAGTGCATATGAGTACGAACGCGCTTTGCGATAATCCATTCGAGAAGGACCCGAAGAAGGTTAACTGGCTTAATCGTCGAGAATTGGCGCTAGCTATTGGCGTTGATGAATCGACACTACATCGTAGATTACCGAAGATGCAATTTGACGGAGAGTATGTTGTAGCAAGAATTAAGGTAGGTAACGAGCCGGAACGTTATATTATGAACTACGAAGTATTCCGCAGAACAGATAAAGCGCCGGATAATACGCAGCAATCGATATTTGTCGTCACTAAAAAGTAGTGCATAATTCGGACAAAACGGCATAAAAGTAGTGCATAATTCGGACACCTAAAAAGTGGACTGACGCTTAGAGTCGCATAGGATAGCGCAATTTTAGGCGTCAAATTATTTCTTAGTCTTTAATTACGTTGTAACGAGAACCTTCGCCAATATAGATACTGAATGATGTTACTTGGCGATATTATTTACTGTCATCATATTGATAATCATGGGACGGCTTGCCGGCACATAGGGCACAGCCCGTTATCTTTTATTCTTTAAAGATATTCAGGAACTAAGGACATGTTCCCTGCGTCGGCTAAAGCCTCCGCCTATATTCATATCGATATAAATGATATTACGCTAATAGTGAATAACGAATATCTATATCGGAGTTACCAAACGGAACACCTAGCGTTAATATACGTCCTACTAGGCGAAAGAATAGGCGTGGTACCATACGGAGATAGCCTGACGCATTACCTATCAATATGTAGCGCTATAGCATGCGCCTATATAATAGGAAGAGAGTCGATACTGTACGGTATGGCTGACGTGTTATTTGCGGTTATCTAAATAAGCGAACGTAGAATTATTGCGATGACGATGCGGAATAAATCGTAAGAAGTAACGGAACGTGGACGATTACATCGGATACCTCTTTTTACTGGAGACGAACCTTCAAAACTCGAGGGGTTAGCGTTAAATAAGGCGGAAGTTTATGCAGGCTTTTATGCAATGTATTCATTCGATCCACAACGTTAAACAGCGTTAAATCAACGATGTATAAAACTTTGCATAAATTATTAAACGTTAAAATTATAGAAATGCTTTTATATCAACGTTTTCAAGCGTTTGTGAATGTTACAAAAGATGATTCTGTAACATTTCGTATTCAACGTTATGCAAATTAATCTCGTCGCCCCCAAGCGTCTACCTGAGACACCACTCATCTGACGTTTGGAATTAGCGCATAATTTTTCGAACTCAAGGCGTATGTACTCGCCCATCAATCGCATTCACATCGTTTTACCGTCATTTTACAGCCTACAAGCCGCTCTAGTCAATCGGAGGTATTCTCGTTAGGCTAAACGTTAAAACGCCTAATACGACGCTAAATCAACGCAAAAAGAAACGGACAATCCAGAAGGAAAGTCCGTTAAAGTTGAACGCTGTCATATACGTTTGTAATGTCTTCCGTTTCGATCCCGATATAGCGAAGTGTCTCGCATTGGCTCGAATGGTTTAGTATACGCATCAATAACGCTAAATCAACGCCTTGTTTGTAAGCGTGGTAGGCGAATGTTTTTCGAAGGCTATGCGTGCCAAACTCGATATTAAGTCCGGCTCTCTCGGCCGCAGCGTTCAAAGTTCGCCACGCTTGCTGACGAGATATTGTCTTACCGCCTTTACGCGAAGGGAATAGCGTTCCAGTATCCGGCAGTAGTGGCGTAATCTGCTCTATCGTATTATCTCCTAGATGTATACGCTTAGTCTTTCCGGTCTTACTCTCAACGAGAACAATCGTATTATCTACGATATCCTCGCGTGTTAAACGAAGCAAGTCGCTAATGCGAAGGTTCGTATTAATGCCGAGTATAAACAGTAACAGATCACGGCCATGTAAAGACTGTTTCATACGTTCAATATCGCGTTTGTTTTTAATCGGTTGTACTTCGTTCATAATATCGCTCCTCTAGCGGAAAGTACCGCTATTCGATTGTGTTACATTCAGTTTATAAGATAATTAACGCAAAGTCAACGCTAAATCGCGTAAGCGCTAAATAATACATACAAAAATATTCTAACGAAAGGAGACGATTGTATTGGCGTATATCAACGGTACATGGCTCGATAGAAAAGCTCGTGGAAAGCGTATCGAATTAGTAACGGAGACACTTCGCAAATTAGCTGCGGTCATAAAAGCCGGTAAAGGTGCGGACTACCACATCGAGCAGTTACGGTCATATAAAGCAGAATTGACGAAGCTAAAGCGCGTGCACCAAGCGGAAACAGACATCGCTTATTTCACATATACGTATCTTAGCGACGGTAGCAATCCGGAGAATGAAGATAATATCATACGACATTCCGAGGATGGCACTCCTCACGACAGACTGGACGGTATTGCGCCAATACATCGTGAGTTCTTCGAGTTGTGCGACCATGTGAACGAAGTAGAACGTAATGCTCGTTTGGCTATCGCTGCAGCACGTGGTCACTCAAAGTCTGGTATGTTCTCGAACGCCTTTCCGTTGCATCAAATCGTATTTAGACGACGCAAATACGTTCTTATCATCTCTGAAACGGATTCGTTATCGAAAAAGCTCGTTGGTTGGTCAAACAAGCAACTCAAATTTAACGCGTTATTGCGAGAAGATTTCGGACCACTGCTTGACGTACGTAATCAACAAAACGAAAAGGATAACGAGGAATCGTTCATCACATCGTCTAATACGCTTGTTGAGGCGAGTTCTTCTGGTAAGCAATTGCGTGGTAAGCGTCACGGCGCTGTACGACCTGACCTAGTTATCGTCGATGATCCGTCGTCACAAAACAACGAGGGTACGAAGGAAGCTCGCGAAAAACTAATTCACTGGATGAACTCTGTTGTAATTCCAATCGGAAGTAAAGCGACGGCCATCGTATTAGTCGGAACAATGGTCAGCGCTACCGGGCTTTTAAATCACGTACTGAAACGTAAAGACTTTAAATCTTCGTTTCATGGCGCAGTAATTTCCGAGCCAACAAATCCGAAGTTATGGGAGCAGTATTGCGAAATATACGCACGCTCTGACGATATGGACGAGCCGAATGCGTTTTACGAGGCGAATAAAGAAGCGTTGGAAGAGGGCGTAGAACTTGCGTGGCCATGGCGTTGGACTTATCGTGCATTAATGCACGAAAAAGTAAACATGGGAACTCGCGCGTACAACTCGGAGTTCCGAAACTTAGCGTTCAGTGAGGACGAGCAGTTCTTCTTCCCGGAAAACTATGCGAAGTATCACTACTCGTATGAGAACGGAGTTACGTACGTCAATTACGAGGATCACAAGATTAATATACGCGATTTATACGTTGTATCAGCATGGGATATCGCTCTTGGTAAGAATAGACGCTCTGACTATAACTCGATTATTACCGTCGGTAAGCATGATAAGACCGGATTAGTCTTTTTACTGGACGAACATTCGTCGAAGGAGCCGGCCCATAAGTATCTTGAGATTGCGATTAAAAAGATACGTCAATGGAACGTCAAATCGTTCTATGTCGAGACAATTAACGCTTACCACGAATTTTATCGCCAATTACAAGAACTAGCACGTTCAGAAGGCATTTATCGTTGTCGTATCACTGATATTAAATACCATAAATCATCGAAGGAACAGCGTATTGAATCGTTAGAGCCATTACTCCACAATAAAACGCTCGTATTAAATGACAAACATACGTTATTACTTGATCAAATGGCGCAGTATCCATTCGGAGATCACGACGACTGCTTGGACGCAACACAACTCGCAATTGATAATATATCGAAGCCAAAAGCATACATCACAACTAAGCCAGCGTGGCTATAACAAACGAAAGGAGAGCGATAATATGGCGAAATCAACCCGACAAAAAGCATTAGAAGCGAAATTGACGGCACAACAACGAAAAGCTGCGTACCTAATCGTTGAAAACGAGCTAAAAGGCAATAAGGACGAAACGAAGCTTGAATATCAGCAAATCGCGGAAGAAGTCGGCGTTACTTATAAAACGATTTGGGAGTGGCGCACTAAGAATCGCAACTTTATCGACTATAAAAACTTGATCGCTGACGATTTTCTTGCGGATAAACGCGCACTAGTCTATGGGCAGTTACTTAAATTAATCGATGGAGCGCAGCCAAGTGTAAAAGCCATTGACTTATATCTACGCCGTCACGGTTTATTAACGGATAAAACAGTCATCGAACAAGACAGCGGAGAAGGTGCTCGTACAGACGCAGATTTAGAACGCGAGCTAGGTGAATTAGACGATCTATTAAAGGACGATGAGTGAGGCGAGGTGAAAACGAGTGAGATTTATGAGCAAGTTAGGACGCAAAACTGACGCAGAAATGAACGAGATCGGCACAGTCACCTACACATATGACGCATTTAAGCCAGGCGAACAATTTCCGCCAGAAAACGCAATTGAACGTATTGCCCGGCAGCGTCGTTTGAAAGGGTTGTATGCCGGAAAGCAAGCAGAGTTATATGACAGAGCAACATCCCTATTAAAAGACACGCCACATGCAAAACAATTACAAACTTTATATATCGCGGCAAATATCGCTGATATCATTTGTACAAAGCCTGCGGATTTACTTGTCGGAGAGCCGCCTATTTTTGATAGTGGACTAGCGGACGACACAAAGCAACAATTTGCCATTAACTCCTACGTTGAGGAAAACGATCTTGTTAAGTTAATTCACGAATCTGCGCTAGCTAACGGGTATCGAGGCGATTCCTGGATTAAGGTACGCTATGATTACCGCCAGGACTATAGCGCATTAACATCGCGAGGATTTGATATTCCAGAAGATGCGGAAATGGAGCCAATCATTGAGCACGTCGCTGCGGATTGTGTGTTTCCGATTACGAGTAATGGCAACGTTAAGAAGTTCAAGTCGGTAGTTATCGCAAGTGTCGAGTGGGTAGTTTCACAAAAAGAGGAGACACCTTATCTAAATGTCGAGCATCATTTACCCGGCTACATCATCAATGAGCGATATAAATTAACGCAGTACGAAGGCGGAGTCGATAATACGTACGGCTATCCGGTGCATCTATTCTTAATCGATAAAAAAGATGGAGATAGCGAAATTGTTCCGACAGGTGTTCCATATTTACTAGTACACCACATTCCGTATAAATCAACGGACGATCAATGGGAAGGCAAGGGAACGTTAGAAGCGCTTGAAACGATTTTAATTGCGATTAATGACCGTTTAGCTCAGCTCGATTACGTTCTTTGGAAGCATAGCGACCCTACAGCGTATGGTCCGGAGCTAGGGACGGGCAATAGCGCAAGATTAACAGGCGCATATATCCCGGTCACTAACGAAGATAAGACGCCAGGCTATATGACGTGGGATGGTCAGCTTAATAGCGCGTTTAAAGAACTCGAAATGTTAATTGGAATGGCGTTCCAAATCGCTGAGACTCCGCAATGGTTATTCGGCACAGTGTTAGGCGACCAAAACAGCGGAGGCACAGGAACGTCACATACGGACGGCGCTGCGATTAAAGCACGTTTTATGCCAATACTGACGAAAGTTGCGCGGATTAGAACGCACTACGACCGTGCTTTGCGAGACGCGTTATATAATTGCCAATTGCTAGATATTGCGCATGGCGACGCTGATTTCGAAGCAGTATATCCGGTGATTCATTGGCAAGACGGCTTACCACATAACGAGAAAGAGCAAGCCGAAATCATGGCGATTCGTACTGGCAACAAACCGACCATTGATCAGGTAACAGCAATTAAGCGTATGGATGGTGTTGATGATATACAAGCTGCCGAAATTCTGACGCGTATTAATGGTGATACGGAGCGCGAAGTCGGAACAGTAAATTCTTCGATATTTAACGAGGAAACGACTGCAGCACCGGAGGAGGTCGGTAATTAATGCGCGAACCACCTCGACCAAATTACGATTATGACGTAAAACTGCTAGTCAAGGCGTATGAGCAAGCGTTAAAAGACGTTCAGCAAGAACTTAACGCGTTATTTCTGACCGACTTAGAGCGAGCGCAAATCATCGCGGTTGAGAAACTGATACTCCACAGATTATCCGACATAGCAAAATATAGCGATGAATGGGCTTCCGTCGCGATGACTCACGCAGCAACAAACGGTATTGCCTCGACCATATATACGCTAGGATTGGCAAGCACGTTTGAAGATGCGATCAAAATCGTCAAATTTAATACGGCCAATAGGCGATTAATTGACGCAGCAATAGCCGATACGCAAGCCGACCTGCTCGCAGTAACGCAGAATATCGAACGGCAAGCGAAATTAGCTATTCGAAAGGCTACTGCTGAGGCTATGCGGTATAAACTTACACGCGGAATTAACGCAACACAGGATTTATCGAGGGAAATACGCCAGCGAATCGTCCAAGCGACTGATGTTGCGATTATCGATGCACGAGGTAATCGTTGGAAAGTCGGCACGTACGCAGATACAGTCGCATCAACGAAAATGATGCAAGCGCATCGTGAGGCGAGCATTAACGAAGCATTAGCGGAGAAAGCGTACTACGGACGTATTAGCCGTCATGGTGCTAAAGATGCGTGCCGTCAATACGAAGGTAAAATCGTCAAGCTAGTCGCTGATGCGCCTGGCGATTATCCGTATATCGAGGATATTCCGCGTAAGCAGCTATTCCATCCTCGCTGCCGACATTTAGTCACGCCATTGCGTGATCCTAGTAAGTACGACGAAGAGTAAAGGAGTGAGCTCTGTGCAAAGAAAACGAGTGAAACTAAAAGAGTATCAAGGTAGTTTCGAAACTAAGATGATTGACGGTAAGACCGCAATTATATTCGATGATACGCCTGCACTATTATATTTCTCAACTGACGGTACATTTCAGCAAAGTATGCTTTTTATAAATGGAGTAAGTAAGCCTGAAATATCTGCCATGAAAATTGAAGGCGACATTGACGAAATCGTTAAAGTGACGACGGAAATGTCTCCTGTTCTTTGTATAGAGTGATTTATATGCCTTACGAAACGGCTATAAACTTTCGGAATGGTCTTACGGACCTTAAACGGGAGGTACTACGATATGATTAACGAATTTAACGCATTATTAACGCTTAATCTTCAATATTTCGCAGAAGGTGGCGAAGCAGAATCGCCTGAGACGAATCCAAACGGGCAAGAGTCCACAGAAACGCAAGTCGAATCGTCTGATACGCCTGTAGAAACACCCAAAACATATACACAAGCGCAAATCGACGAGATGATTACGAAGCGAATCGAACGTGAGCGTAAGAAGTTCGCAGATTACGACGATTTGAAATCGAAGTTATCGGAATATGAATTGCAGGCAGAAGAGCAACGCCAATCGGAACTATCTGACTTACAAAAAGCGCAAGAACAGGCGCAACAGTTCGAGACGCAGCTGCAAGAACTAACGGCGCAACTCGAAGCTGAACGTACTAATGCACACCAACAAGCGATTAAGAACGAATTTATTAAGGTAGCATCAAGCGCAAACATCATCGATATTGACGCAGCTATGGCGTTGTCCGATCTATCCGCGGTAGAAATCGGCGAAGACGGCAAAGTCAACGGAGTCGATGACGTTATTAAGTCGCTTGTTGAACATAAACCGTACCTGGTAGCGAAGAAACAAACGCAACCAATCGGAGCACCTACAAACGCGGGAACATCTACTTACAACGATAAATCTGTAGAACAAATGCTTCAAGACGCGATGTTAAAAGCACGTCGTACAGGTAAACACGAAGATCAAATGGCATACGTGTCTTTAAAGCGAGACTTAGGTAAGTAGTCGTTAACGTAAAGTTGACGGCTTTTTATATTGCGGAAAACCGCACAAACAAAACAATTTATGGAGGTTTTATTCACATGAAAACAAACGAATTTAAGCAGTTACTTTCATTAGATATTCAATTCTTTGCTGAGCCAGCAATTAACTCGCCTTTAGTCGTAGGTAAAGTCGAGGACGTATCGGAAGAATATTTGCTACTATCACCACAAAAAACACCGATGTTAGACTTAGTTGGATATGGAAAAGAGACCAAGCAGTCAGAAATTTCGTGGATTGAGGATGAAACATACGCAACAAAAACAACTGCTACTGGCGACGCTACAGCAGCAGATACAAAATTAAAAGTTGCTGACGGATCAATTTTCGAAGCTCAAACAGTTATTAAAGCAGGAGAAGAATTATTACTCGTTACTGCAGTTGCAGGAGATACATTAACAGTTACACGCGGATACGCAGGAACAACTGCAGCAGATGTTGTTGCTGGCGATAAAGTCGAGTTTCAATTCGTAGAAGGCGTAGAGGGCGCTGACGCACGTAAAGCTCGCTTCAAAGCACGTACTCGTCACTCAAATATTACACAGATTTTTGACGGTACAATTTCAATTACTGGTACGGCTGCAGCAGAGTCGCAAATCGGCATCTCGAACTTATATGAGGAGCAGCGTTTACGTAAGCAAGAAGAGCTATTCCTACAACTGGAAAAAGCAGTTATTTCAGGAGTTAAGTATACGTCTCCAAACGGTCTTGTACGTCAAATGGGTGGTATTCGTCAACGCATTAAATCTAACGTATTACTGGGCGATAATGCAGAGATTGATAACGAGAAGTTGAACGATGCTTTTCAAATGATCGCTGAGGCTACGGGTCAAAACGTTGGTGCTGGATATAAAATTATCGTATCACCAAAGCAAAAACGTGCAATCTCTCGTATGGATGCAGAGAAAATCAATTTAACTCGCCAGGATAATGGTCGTGGCCAAGTTGTAGACTACTTCATCGGAGATTTCGGTGAGTCAGAAATCGTAGTAAATCCGAATTTAGAGCCAGATGAAATCTTTATCGTTGATGTTAACCGTCTAAAAATTCGTCCACTACAAACTCGTCAATTCAAGCACGAGTACTTGGGCAAAACTGGCGATAACTATACTGGAACTATCGTAGGCGAATACACGCTAGAACTGCACGAAGAGAAAGCGCACGCTCGTATTAAAGGTTTAAAGAAGTAATTAACGTAAATATGACGCAGGTTTAATCGCCTGTGTCTTTTTACCGCTTGAAGGAGGTACAGTAAATGGCGAAATTTACGTCGCAATATTTGTCGTTAGGTTTTTACGCCAACGGTGAATTAAAGCGATTTAGTAACGGTCAGTATGTAACGGAAGATAAGGACGAAATTGCAACACTCGCAAGTTTACGCGATGTGACAATCGTAGATGAACCAAAACCGGAGGCAAAGCCAGCACCTAAAGCGCCAGCTAAACGTACAGCCTCCGCAAAATAAAACGGAGGTGACGTATAAATGACGCAATATGATGAATGGGGCGATCCAATACCGGAGGAGCCGACTGATCCAATAAAACCAAACGAACCGGAAAAACCATCGAATGACGAGCCAGTAATCGTTGGCGAATGGAATCTAACGGATGCTACTTCGTATTGCCTTTATAATGCCGTCGATAACGAGGATTTCTTAGCGTCCGACACAATTGGTCAGGTACGCTTTTTAAACGTCGCTCAGCGCACTTTACGTCGAGCATTCAAAGGCTACGTAATTCCGATTGAAGCGTGCTATTTATTCGCTTGCGTGCTTAACGCTAACTTTAACGATACAACGGTTCAAGCTCAGCGCGGAGTCGCGAGCTTTAGTGTCGATGGCATATCGTTCACATTCAAGGATTGGGCGAAGAAAGAACTCGACGACTTAATCACAGACGACATTCGCGATCTAATAGCCGAAGCTAATCCGGACATCGACAGTAATAACGGCCGCATAAAGTGGGTGACGCTATAATGGCGATTATTCCATTAAAACAGACGGCTTCTGTACGTAAATACTTCGCAGACAATAATGACGGTTGGGCGACTGATGATTACGCAGAGCCTGTTGAATATGCGGTTAGAGCTACGGAACGATTCGAAGTTGTTACGAATCAGCTTGGCGAAGAAGTAACGGCATCGCTTAAATTACTATTCGATAAACTACCGAACATCGATTACAACGACAAAGTATCGTACACAAACGAGCTTGGCGTTACGATCGAGCGCAAGCCAATATCGATTAAACCTACGCGGATGATTAACGGAAAAGTAACGTTGACGTCCGTTTTTCTGTGAGGTGATAACGGTATGGGAAGCGAATTTTATTTCGATTCAGATGCACTAGCGCAAGCATTTCGTAAATCAATTGGAGCGACAGCTCTCGGACTAAAGAACGGTCTCACAGACGTTAAAAACGATTGGCAAGCAGAATCAGTTGATATTGCGCCTCTTAAAGATAACGCACTACGGGAAAGTATTAAGGCGGAAGTCTTCACTGGAAGCGACGGTCCTGGTGTTGAGATTACTGCTAATGCTACTAGGGGTAGCAGACGATTTAATTACGCCTACTACATTCATGAGGACCGAGGAAACGCAATTTCCGGAGAGAAAAAGTTCCTCGATAAACCAGCTGAGCAAAAGCAAGATAAATGGACGAAAATGATCGAGGACGAAATTCAGTCTGAACTTAGAAAGGCGGGATGGTAGCTTATGGCGGACATAATCGGAGAAATTAATACAATTGGCGATTTACTGGCGACTGTAGGTATCACTCGCTTTTATAAGCAAGACTTACCGAAAAGCTACGTCGCTAACACGATAGGCATCAGATGGCAAGGCGATACTGACGTAGATTTTACGCAAGCTGCTTATATGGTCAATCGCCCCTACCAGGTAATCTATTTCGGTAATAACGAAGTAGACTGCTTAACCAAAGCTAAAGTAATTCGCTCAAAGCTAGGCGATTATCTATCTAAAAAAGTTAAGATTCGAGACTCCAACGACTATATGACGTTTGAGTCTTTTTCTATGTCTCCGCCTTTTAAGACGGATACAGACGGAGTATTTGCGGTTGTCGGCATTCTGAGCATATCGAAGCTCGAAGCATATACGCAGCCACAGTACGAAAAAATGCAAGAAATTCATGCAGCTATTAACGAAGGAGGAATTTAAATATGGCGAATGGTGGTCAGTGGGAGGCTACTTCCCTACCGGTACGTCCAAGACTGTATATCAATTTCCGCGATGCAGCTATCGCATCCATTACGGGTGGTTCACGCGGAACAGTAGCAGTGCCGATTTTTACGTATCAAGGAACAGCGGAGTCAGGCAAGTTTTATACGATTGAATCGGTTTCGGACGGAATCGAGCTAGTTGGTATCGCTAATGCAACGCCGATTACACGTATTTTACAAGGTGGTGCAAAAGAGGTTTTAGTTTACGCAGTACCGGCTCTTATTGTTCCAGAAGACGGTTCGGTTCAATACGCTAACCTACGCGACGAACTTTCGGTTCAAGACTTTAACGTCTTTGTTTATCCGACGGTGATTGACGCTGCAGAGCAAACATCGACTAAAGCGTGGGTTGCGAGTTGTCGCGAAGAAGGTAAGCACTTCATGTACGTAGCTGGCGGTGACGCAGAGAGCGACGCGGATATCGAAAAAGGTAACGCTCGATCAGTAATTCTGAAAGACGAATACATCGTTAACTTAGTGACTGGCGTGATTTTAGCGGACGGTACCGAAGTTCAATCGGCTGATTACGCACCGTTTATCGCGGGCTTAATCGCGGGCACACCGATTAATAAATCGATTACTTACGCTGAGTTGCCGATTGCAGACGTTACTTTACGACTTAAAAACTCGCAAGTAAATAAAGCGTTAATTAGTGGATCACTCGTAATCATTAAAGACGGCAATAAAGTACGTATTGAGCAAGGTATCACAACAGACTCAAATGCTGGCGAACGAGGTAAAATCCGCAAAACTCGCGCTAAGCAAGCCATTGCAACGGATATTCCGGCAACTGCGCGAGACAGCTATATCGGTAAGGTCGACAATAATCCGAATGGCCAGGCGGCTTTAATAGCTGCGATTAAAGCGTACCTAGAGCTTATGGAGACAGAGAACGTAATTATGAATCCACAAGTAATGCTAGATTCACGCTACAAATCAGAAGGTGACAAAGTATTCTTAGCTGTGGCGTATACGGAAGTAGATAGCATGGAACGTATTTTCATGACGATTACTGTTTAGTAGTCGTCTTTTTAACGCAAATATAACGCGGGAGGTAATAAGCGTATGGTAATGAAATCAACTGATGCCGTAAGTGGTACGTTCGGCAAGTTAATCCACGAAGGGCAATGGCTTATGAACGTATACGGTGTTGAAGTTAGCGGAGACATTAATTATGAGGATGTAAAACGTTCCGGCACTCGTGCTAAAGGCAAAAAAGCGATAGACTACGAATTTACTGGAACGATAAAGTCTTACAAAATGAGCAATGATTTTGCGAAGAAGATCGGGCAAATTACAGACGACACTAAGGGTGCGTTTGTAACGGAGCTTATCGTCGCATTAGAGGATCCGGAGAATGCGACAGTAGGTGCGGAGAAAATCCGTATTAAAGGAGTACAGTTTACGAATATTCCTGTAATCAACTTCGAGCACGGTTCGCTAGTTGAGGAAGAATTGCAGTTCGTCTGCGAAGGTTACGAATATATCACTATCTAATTAACGCAGTTATGGCGCTAGAGTTTCGGCTCTTAGCGTCTTTTCAAATCGAAAATAAACTCAAATAACGGAGGTAATTATACATGGACGCATTACAAGCATTATTAGGCGCAAAGCCGGCAGCAGAGATTACGGAGCAAGTAACGATTAAGCGATTAGGCACGGAATTTACGATCAAGGCGCTTACTGGCGAGGACATTGATAAGATTCGCGACCAAGCAACGTATCCGGTGAAAAACGGCAAGAAAACGGAAAAGAAAGTTAATGAGGAAGAAGTAGCACGCTTGCTCATCGTTAAGGCAACAGTAGAGCCGAATTTCGCTAACGCTGACTTACTTAAGCATTTCGGAGCTGCAGACGCTGGCGAATGCGTGCAGAAGGCATTATTGGCCGGAGAAATTGCATCGTTACAGAACGCAATTCTAACGCTATCTGGATTTAATGATGATGACGAAGAAATTGAAGAAGCAAAAAACTAATAAAGGCGGGCGGCGAGGCTTACTTACTGCACCGCATATGGCAAGACAAGCATAAGTTACCGCATGAAATTTATGCATTAGAAAAGAATCACAAAAGCTTTATTTATGCTTCGGAGATGCTCGTTATTGAAGAGGAAGAAGAGGCGGAACGAGAACGTCAGAAAGGAGGACGCTAGATGGCAGTAAATTTAACCGCCGTATTTAAGGTCCGAGACCAAGGAACGGCGATGCTCCGTAAGCTAACGCAGTCTATGGACAAAATCAACAGTACGAGCAGGACTGCAAGCGAAGGTATATCGAGAACGCAAAAATCCGTTAGTGAACTTGGTGCTACTGCAAACTCTACTTCGTCAAAAATAGGCGACTTAAAAAACACATTAGCCGGACTCGGTGTCGGTATTGGAGTAGGTGCAATCGCTAAATCAGTCGTTGGAATCGGTGTTGAGTTTGACACCATAATGTCAAAAGTTAAAGCCGTTTCTGGCGCCTCTGACGCTGATTTTCAGAAGCTAAAGTCAACAGCGCGCGATCTCGCAAAGACGACTAAATACAGTCTTACGGAAGCTGGGCAAGGGATGGAATATTTAGCGCTGGCTGGTTGGAAAACTGACGCAATCGTTGCTGCGATGCCTGGTATGTTAGCATTAGCCGCAGCAGGAGCGATGGATTTAGGCAGAGCTGCAGACATTGTCAGCGATACAATGCAGGCGTTCAGCCTCAACGCAAATCAAGCCGGACATGCTGCGGACGTGTTTGCATACGCGCAAGCTAACGCCAATACAAACGTTGAACAACTCGGAGATGCGATGACTTATCTTGCCCCTGTCGCTAATACAATGGGTTGGAAACTTGAAGAGTCCGCAGCAGCAATGATGGCCGTAGCTGACGCTGGTATTAAAGGCTCTATGGGTGGTCAAGCGTTTGCATCCAGTTTAGGTCGTTTATCGAAGCCTACAAGGGCGATGGTTGCCGAAATGGATAGGCTTAAGATTAACCTTTTCACCTCTAAAGGTGAATTGAAATCTATGCCTGACTTAATCGGTACGTTAGAAGGTGCGTTAGCGGGTGCATCAAAGAAACAAAAAGCCAACACGCTAGCTACGCTATTCGGAGCAGAAGCATTTAAGCATTGGGCTGTACTACTAGAGCGAGGCTCAGACGACCTACGTACAATGACTACTAATCTAGAAAACGCAGATGGCGCAGCGCTAGCAATGTCGGATACGATGATGAATAATCTAGGCGGAGATTGGGAGCTATTAAAGTCCGGTCTAGCCGAGGCAGCATACTCAGTTTACGAACTATTCGAGCCAGCTATGCGGTCAGTCATTCAATATTTAACTGGACTAGCTAAGAAACTACCATCTATTACAACAGCAATCGCTAATATGTTTAAACCGTTCGCATTCTTGAAACCGATACTTGGTCCAGCGGCTGTTGCGTTAGGAGCGTTCTTATCTATACTAGTTGCTATTGTTGCGATGTCAGGCGCTATTTCTGCGTTAGGCATGGCATTTTCTATATTAGCAAGTCCTATCGGGATAGTAACTGCAGCGATAGTAGCTATTGGTGGCGTGTTTGTTTTTGCGTACAATAAATCGGAAAAATTCCGAAATGCCATTAACGCTATCGGTACCGCATTTAAAGCCGTGTCCGAGGTGTTTAGCAACGGTCTTAAAGGATACGGAAAAGCTAGAAATCTACTTGAAGAAGCCGGATTTAGTGAGTCTCAAATACAAACGATTCTAAAATTTTCTTACTCGTTAAAATCTGCGTTTGACCAAATAAAAAGCGCTTTTAAAGCTGTTTCGCACATCTTCTCGGGAGAATACAAGGACGCTAGAAACCTTCTTGAATCAGCTGGTCTTAGCGAAGATCAAATCCGACTAGTTATCAGTTTCTCATACAAACTAAAAGACGCATTCGATATGGTAAAAGGCGTATTTGACGGCATAGGAACGATGATGCTCGGCGGAGGCACGGTTGACCTATTAACCGCGCTAGGATTCTCGCCGGAGACTGCCGCAAAAGTAGACGGACAAATAAACGGAATCATATCGAAAATTTCGGAATTTGTAACTAACGTTAAATCTAAATTCGGAGAAGTCCGCGAATATATAGCCGAAAAAATATCGCAGATGTCTCCGACATTTGACCGTTTGAAAGAGATATTCTCTACGGTATGGTCCACGATAGTAGACGTGTTAACAAACGCATGGACGATCATCGAGCCGTTTTTGAGCGGTTTTTGGAACATGTTACAGATTCTCGGAAATATTGCGATGGTCGTATTTAATAACGTTATTATGCCAGCCATTTCATTCTTAGCTCAACTGTTCTCTACTTTATGGTCTGTTGCGAAGCCAATATTACAAGGACTCGGTATAGAGTTTGAATTTGTATCAACTATACTTAAACGTCTTTGGGATAACGTCCTTACACCGTTTATTGATTTCATATTAACCGGCGTCAAAAATGCGTTTGATGTGTTTACTGGCGTTCTGCAAATAGTACAAGGCGCATTCGACTCGCTGGGCGGCGCTATATCGACAGCTTACGGTTACGTAAAAGACTTTATCGGCTTTTTAGGCTCCGTTAAGTTACCGGATTGGTTAACTAATGGCGTTAACGCAGGCGTAAGTTTCGTCGGTAATATGTTCGGCGGCGGTAAAGGCGGCAAGAAATCGCACTACAGCGGATTAGACGAAGTTCCATACGACGGGTACTCAGCGCGGCTACACAAAGGCGAACGCATACTTACTGCGAGAGAGAACAGAGAGTATTCGGGAGGCAAAGGCGGAAACCGTTCTAGTGCGCCTGTTATTAACATCGCCAAGATGGAAGTACGCCAAGATTCTGACATTGACGCTATTGCATATAAACTAGCGAAATTAATTGAAAAGGAGGCGAACTTCGTTGGCTAAAAATCGTATTGAGTTTTGGTTAAAAGACCGTCATAACGTTTATATGCGATTGCCGGTAAATCCGGAGTCTATTGATTATTCGTCGCCTTATGGACTTAATACTGTTAGTATCGTAAGTCTTGGCGAAGTTGCTTTACCGGGAGAGCGTGGTCTAAAAAAGATTGCGTTCTCTTCGTTTTTCCCGCGCGACTATAACGCAACCTATTGCGAATATAAAGGATTTCCGCAGCCGTGGGAATGGGTTAAGAAAATCGAAGAATGGCGCGATGATAGACGTAATATCCGATTAATTATCGTAGGTACTCCGATTAGCATTCCGGTCTTTGTCGAGGATTTTACATTAGACCCCGAGAAGGCCGGAGCACCTGGCGATATTTATTACTCGATTTCATTGACTGAATATCGTCCAGTAAAGGCGAAGCAGTTAGTCGCTCAAGCCGAAGTGAAAGGCGTTAGTACTACTCGTCCGCCGTCAGATAAGCCAAAAACTAAGACGTATACAGTCGTCAAGGGTGATTCGCTTTGGAAGATAGCTAAAACGGCTTACGGAGACGGTAATCAGTGGCGAAAGATTTATGATGCGAATAAGTCCGTTGTTGGTAAGAATCCGAACTTGATCTACCCTGGACAAAAGTTGGTGATACCGTGACGCTTGGGGTAATAATTAACAATAAGAATATCACGCAATTTATCGAGACTGCTACACTGAGTGGTGACACCTCAAAGTTTAATAGAACGCTAACCTTAAAAATGTTAGCAACCGAAGACGGTCGAAAACGTGCTTTCACGATAGAAGAGGGCGCCCCCATAGCCTTCAGATACGAAGATAAAGTCTTATTTGTCGGTATCGTTTTTGCCCAGGAAATTTCTCATGACGGAAATTTTTCAATAACATGCTATGATAGCAACGTGTATTTAGCAAAATCAAACGACTCACGGATTTTCATAAACAAAAAAGCAAGCGATATAATCCGTACATTAGCGACTGATTTTGGCGTGCTTATCGGTAACATCGCAGATACGGGCTACGTCATTCCATACTTACGTCTAAGCAATCAAACGTTATACGATATGATCCTAAAGGCATTAACGATTACGCGGAAACAAACTAACCGACGATTCTTTATCGGTAATAAAGGCGGTAGATTAACGCTAACTGAAGGCGTAACGAATACACGCTACTTATTTAAGGACGGTGAGAACTTAATCTCAGCGTCTTATTCGCGTTCAATCGAAGAAACTAAAACGCAAGTTAAGGTAATCGGCGGTCCTAAAGGTAAAGAATCGGTAGTTGTCGTTAAAGACGCTGACAAGCGTAAAAAGTACGGAGTATTGCAAGCACTTGAAGAGATGGACGAAAAGGCTACGGCTTCGCAAGTTAAGCAGCGAGCAGAGGCGTTATTAAAAGAACAATCCGTAGTAGCTGAACAATTATCCGTTAATGTGCTCGGAGTTCCCGAAGTAGACGTTGGTACACCGGTATATATTGTAAACTCAATGACGGCAACTAACGGTGGTTATTATGTAACATCGGTTAGTCATGAATATAGTGCCGGATTGCATACGATGTCGCTCGAATTGACGCGTACTTACGATTTACCGGAAATTGAAATTAATTCGGATGAAACTACGAAGCCAAAGCCGGTAACACCGAAAGCCAAAGCGAAATCTAAGAGTAAGACAAAAATGAAATCTAAATCAAAACAAAAGACGCCTACTAAGAAAGGAGAAACGAAAAAATGACGCAATTAGAAGGAAGTGGCGCAGCACGCTTATTACAGCTATTTAGCGGAGATGGCACGCAACCAACAACGATTACAAACGCGACTATTCAATCGGTGTCTCCTATCTCAGTACGTGTTGACGGTGATTCGATTGATACGCCAGAACAAGGCATCATAGTCGCAGAACATTTAACGGAACACACTCGCACAATCAGCTTTACTAGCGGAACGGTTACTGGCCAAGTACGAGATACGTATACAGGTGGAGGCGAGCTATTGTCGTTGGATATTATTGACGGTGAACTAACGTTTAAATGCGACTTAAAAGAGGGCGACAAGGTTATTGTGGCAATCGTTAACGATGGACAGCTCGTTTATGTGCTCGATAAGGCGGTGATTTAACGTGGCATTGACGCCTATTAACTATGCAGTAGAAGAGGATGACGTATTAGTAGAAGAACTCGACGATTACGCTCAACCATCGAAAACATGGCGGATTGACTTAGAGAAAGGACGTATTCACTCTTTTATAGACGACAAAGAAGCAATACGACAATATATTCGCAAAGCGCTAATGACATCGCGTAATCGGTATTTAATCTATGATGATTTCTACGGCGAGGAAATACGTGATTTAATCGGTCATAACCTTACGCAACAACTTATGGACGTAGAGATTCCGCGCTTAGTACGCGAGGCTATTATTTATGATGACCGTATCGAGTCCGTACCTAACGTAATTGTAACGCAATATGGTTCGGACGGAATACATGTCGCAATCACAGTCGAATTAACAAACGGTGAATTATTAACGGAGGAGGTGGCGATTAAATGACGATTACACCGCGATTTACGGAGGAAACGGAACAAGCGATATTAGAGCGCATGTTTGAAGCTATGCGAGATGACATCGGCAAGCGTCAAGGCGATATAGCTTACGATCTTTCCGACCCAGCAGCGCAAGAGTTCGCGCAGGCTTATATAGCGTTGGATCAAACGCTCAGTTATGCATTTCTTAACGAAGATATGCCGTCAGATTTATTGACGATTGGAGCGTCAGATTTCGGAGTTGACCGCAAGCCTTTGATAAAAGCTAAAGGCGAAGTAACACTCAAAGGGCCGATAAATCAGTTAGTGCCTACCGGAACGCAAGTAAGAACAGACGACGGCGTGTATTTTCAGACGCTCAAAGACGTAACTTTGACGCAAGAAACTGCGAAAGCAAACGTTGAGGCATTGCTTGGCGGAACTGACGGAAATGTTGACATCGGTGAAATCGATACAGTTGTCGGAGATTTAGCTGGCGTGCTTTCCGTTACGAATGAATTAGCGTTTGATAACGGAGTAGACGGAGAGTCCGACAAATCGTTACTACAGCGCGTTTACGATAAAGTCCGCAAGCCAGCAACGTCAGGTAACGTTTACCATTACGAACAGTGGGCGCGAGAAGTATCGGGCGTAGGTGCAGCTCGAGTATATCCGATATGGAACGGTCCAGGAACGGTTAAAGTCGTATTGCTCGGCGATGATAAACACTCGCCGCCTCAAACGGTAATTGACGCAACTATAACGCATATCGAAGAAGAGCGACCAATCGGCGCTAGCGTTACCGTGGTCGGCGCAACAGAAGTACCGATTAATATTAGCGCAGATTTAACGCTTGCTAGCGGCTCAACTATTGACGAAGTGAAAACCGATATCGAAACGGCAGTACACGCATATTTGGAATCACTCGCCTTTACTGACTCGCTTGTTCGCTACACACGAATTGCTGCGATATTGCTCGATGTGCCTCGCATTATTGACTACGAAAATTTAACGGTCAATGGCGGAGTTTCAAATATCGAAGTTACTAACGACCAAGTTGCCGTAGTTGGGACGGTGAGCGTCAATGCAATATGATCGTAAATTAATCGACTATGTTCCGTCTTATTACAGCGAACTCTTAGAGTCTAGCGAATTGTTATCTGCAGAAGATGCGGAGTTTGCGAGACTCAACGCTAATATTGAAGATTTGCTATTACAATTTAACGTCAGCACGGCGACATGGGGCTTACGTGAATGGGAGCGTATTTGCGGAATCATTACAGACACAAAGAAGTCGCTAGGTGAGCGTCGCAGTAACGTTAAAGCCCGATTGCGCGGTGCTGGCGTAGTTACATCCGAACATATCAAGAATATATCAGATGGGTATTACGAGGGCGAAACGGAAGTTATCGAAAGATATTCCGAATACATTATCGTCATTAAATTTACGTCAAGCTACGGAGTGCCTAGCAATTTATCGGATTTAGAGTCTGTATTGCGCGAGATTATTCCGGCACATTTAGCGATAGACTACGAGTTTAAGTTCGTTACCTACGACTTACTAAAAGTCGCATATTCGACTTATGACGCTTTATTAACGACAAATAAAACGTATACGGAAATACGAAATGGAGGGATTTAATGCCGACAGAGAATTTAGGATTACCGACAATTAGCGGAAACATGACTGCTGATGTTGTGCGAGACATGAACGCATTGGCGGAGGCTGTTGATGCTGCTGCGGGGGTTGACGGTAGTTTGGCGAGTAAGAGCGATTTGGGTGCAATTGATGTAAAGCTTGATAAAATCGATCAAGGCGTAGTTGATAGTAATGCAAAATCAGATCAAATCAAACAAGATGTAGACCAAATCAATTCAAAACTAAACAACGCGTCTGGAAAGACCTTGAAAAGTGTTTATTACGATACTAATGGTACTTACTCGTTTCAAGTCCCATCAGGAGTAACAACTGTTTATATTACAGCCGGAGGAGCCGGTGGTGGCGGCGGGAACCCTGCTGGTCAAACTGGAGGTACTGGCGGGGCTACCTCATTTAGTAATTTATTAACACTAAGTGGTGGTGGTGGTGGTCTGACAGTTGGCGGTGTAGCAGGAGGCAAAGGTGCTTCACAAGGTAGCGGAGGAATAGTAGGATCAGCAGGCGTCGCTTTGGTACAGGGCGGGGCTGGTGGGAGTAGTGGCTTCTTTAGCGCAACTTTAGGCGGTGGTGGTAGTTCTGGCGCAAATGGGGCTAACTGTTGTGGCGGGGCTGGTGGTGCTAACTCTTCTGCAAATGGTACTGCTGCAGGCGGTGGTGGAGGTGCCTTTGTTTATCGAAAACCTTTAACTGTTACAGCTTTATCTACTCACACAATAACAATTGGCACTGGCGGGGCTGGTGGTGGAACAATGCCCGGCAGAGGTGGAGATGGTGGAGACGGAATGATGTTAATTGAATGGTGGGAGTGATTAGATGAGAATAGCACAGATATTATATGATAAAGCACATTGGATTTTTGAGTCTGATGAAAAGCCTGATTTCGCCCCAGATATTGTACTTATTGATATCTCAGGGCGTAATGATATTCAAGAAGGATGGGGCTACGATACTAAAACAGGCACATTCACAGCGCCAGTAACCATTGATCCAACACCAATCGAACCCCAACAAACTCTTGAAGAAATGCAAGCACAAGTACTATTAAATACGGAATATCTCGTATCACGCAGAGAACTCGGACTATAGGGAGGAAAACGAACTATGACAGTATTAGCACTATGCTTATTTTTAATCGAACGTAAACGTTACACTTACGACGCTATGAAAAACAAGGTAAACGTATTTTATGCTAACGATCAGCTAAATGACGAAGAGTACACGCAATTACTAACGACTATGGACGCGCAACAAGAAACGCCACAATGACACTAGGAGGCTGAGCAATGGAAGATCGATCAGTAATACTTGATGTATATCAGCGCCTTGGTGGAATCGAAGCGAAGATAGACGATTTTAGAACGGTACGCGAAACAGCCAATCAAGCGGACGCAACCGCCAATCAAGCGCTACGTCTCGCTGAATCACACGAAGATGCGCTAAAAGAAATGCGCTCAGAAACGAATAACAATCGCCGTTGGCTTATCGGTACAATTATTACGGCAGCATTCTCGGTAGTGGGCGTAGTAACTACGGTTATTGCGCTATTATTATAAGGAGGTAACGCAATTATGACGCAATTAAACTTTAAGGTACGTGCAAAGAATCCGCAGTTTTGGATTACAATGGCGCTCGCAATATTAGCGCCTCTATTCGCTTACTACGGAATTACAGGCGCAGATTTAACGACATGGGGTAGTGTATGGAAACTCGTAGCCAACGCCTTTAGCAATCCTTATGTACTGTCGCTGATTGGCGTATCTGTCTATAACGCCTTAATCGACCCAACAACGAAGGGAATAAGCGATAGCCAGCGCGCTATGTCGTATCATAAACCGGGAGGTGGGCGATAATGAGCTACGTATTCAAACAAAACTTATTAGCGTCAAGTAAATACGCGATTAAGTCTCCTTATGCTATGACGGCTCAATACATTACGGTACACAATACGGCTAACGATGCTTCCGCTGAAAATGAAATTAGATACATGCTATCGAACAGTAATCAAGTATCCTACCATGTCGCAGTAGATGATAAACAGGTTATTCAAGCGATTCCATTTAACCGAAATGCTTGGCATTGTGGAGACGGGCAAGGTAACGGTAATCGTAAATCAATCGGCATCGAAATCTGCTATAGCAAAAGTGGTGGAAGTCGTTACGTTGCTGCGGAAGAGAACGCCGTTCAATATATCGCTCAACTTCTGAAACAATTCGGTTGGGGAATTGATCGCGTGAAAAAACACCAGGACTGGAACGGAAAATACTGTCCGCATCGTATTTTAGACGAAGGCCGATGGAGCAGTTTCTTGAAACGAATTGAACTGGCGATGAAGCAGACAGCGCCTACGCCAATTAAGCCCACAACACCGCCGAAGGAGGAGGCTAACGTTATGGAACTATTAAACGCAACAGGACGAGTAGAGGCTAAAGCATTAATTAAGAAAGCCGTCGCTTGCGGACTATTCCAACAATCGCACCTAGCGAAATTGGATACGTACACTGACGCTGATCTAATCAGCTACGCAATAGCTTACGTCAGTCGAACAGCTAAATAACGAATAAAAGACCGTAGGGCATCGCTGCCTTGCGGTCGATTTTTTTATTTATCCTTATCTTTTATTCCCGCCAAGAAC